TTCTTATTTATCCAAAACTGTTTAAACTTATTCATAGTCCTTTTGCATATTCAAGAAAGCCAGGGACTTCTCTTTCAGTATGAGGATCAACATCAGTAACGACTACAGCAACCTTCTGATATCCCATCTTCTCGGCAGTCTCGATTCTTCCTCTACCATCTAGAACTGTAAAGAAAGTAGTATCTTGTAGAGAAACAGGAGGATTGTACATGACTTTGATCGGAGGAAGTTCTTCTCCCTCTCGAAGAGACTCAGAGAATCTTTTTACTTTGTCTGGTTGAGACGGACGTTTGGGTGAATGATAGATCGAATCGAGATCTACTTCCCAGACTCTAGGATAGAACAATTCCTTGAAGTCGTAGAGCTCTGTGTCCTTCTTAAAAGCATCATCAAATCCAGAATGAGGCATACAGATTTTCTCAGTAATGAACTTCCATATTCTTTTGAATGGTCGATCTTTCATTTGTTCTCCATTTCTTTCGCCTTCTTAGCTTCGATCATGAGTTCTCTAATCTGAGAATCTGTCCAACCATCTGCTTTAAGTTCTCTAGTAATAGTCAATTCAGATACTCCTTCATGTACATATGCTTCCAAAGGATTATCTTTAATCCCTTTCATCATATTCTTATAATGCTCTTTGAATTTATTTATCATGGTAGTTCTACTATTGCTTCATAATGATCTACTACTGCTGCTACGATATAAGCAGGTACAACACTTACTACGACATACTCAATCGGAGAAGGATCCGTCGTAACGATCCGATATTCAGGAGCTAATGTAAAGGAAGATCCATAATAAACTACTCCTGATGGCTTAGGACGTTCTCCTGTCATAGCAAACTGGATCTGCTTAGATGAGAATGCTAGTTTGCATGGCATATTAGCATAAACAAGGCTCCATCCTGCTCCTGATGTAGGAGTACCATAGATAGGATTATTCAAAGAGTCGTTTCCAGTAGAAGCTCTCTGGTATACATTCACAACTACATTAAATAAAGCAGGGGGCATGATTAAAACATTATAGGAGTGTTGAATGCATACTTCTGTAGTATCTCCATTGCTCTTTCTCTTAAATAAGTCTTGTCTCCATAACTAACACTAAAGGTCTGCATCCCCAATGACTTAGCTCCTGTAGGATTAGCTGATCCTTGCCCAATCGATTCGCAAACAAGAAGGGCTACTGCCTCTTTAATATCGAAAGGAATAGACTCATTCGATATATAGTCCATTGTGATCGTATGGGTTGTATGGTCGATTGTATTAGTAAAAGTGATGATCCCATTAGGATAATCGAATGAATATGGATTCGATACTGGGTTCACTACTGTTCCGTTCGAATAGACTACTATTGGCTGGCTTGGAGCAATAAGTCGAGCATAAAGAGGAAGCTGATATTGCTTATCGGATGAGGTAGAAATATAAGTCAAAGGTTGAGCTAATTGCTGGGATCCAAATCCAAATGTATATTGAGTCCAGAGTACTCCAAGAGGAACTTTATCTACGATCTCAGCTGGCATAGGAGATCCTGCTCCTGTACCACTATTAGAAAGCAAAGGAACTATCTTATAGAATCCCAAGTCTGGAAAGTCTTGGAGATATCCCCCAGATGAAGTGTCGATCTGAATGAACCATTTGAGAACTTGAAAGTATATCGAGATGATCTGGCTATATGGAGCATTCTGAAGAGGAACGGTAACCAATTGGGGATTCCATGGTCGTACAATCAATCCCATCTTAGTCTCGTCAATCGTCTGGGTATCGAACCATCTACGGCAGATCCTATTGACCTCTCCTGCTACTTGGACAAGAAGACGATCGAGTCTGCCTGAAGTATAGATAGGAGAGCTACTAGTAATACCAAGACCAATAGCAGCTTCGTTTGTGATGAATTCATCTTTAGTAAGATAAGGATTATCTACAGCTACTTGCTTAGGAGTACCATATGGGGTATTGCTTGTTCCGATAAACCAGTTTCCAGAGGTAGGAAGATTCAAACTCATATGTACATTATAAGAATCTAGGAGAGATGTTTATCAAGAGCAGCCGTGTACATCTTGATTGTTTTCTCCCAAGTAAAATGATCTCTAATATGTTTAGCTGCTGCTTGTCCTTTCTTTTTTGTCTCATCTTGATGCTCATACGCATATCTCATCAGCTGAATTAGATGTTCCTCAGAAGGATTTGCCCAGTCTCCGCAATCTTCATGATAGATCTTCTCACTAAAGTTCTTCGAAGGAGTCATCGTATAGTCGATAAGCCAGCCAACATCCGATGTCATAAATTCCATTGGTCCACTCCATCCGGTGACAATAGCAGGTACTCCAGTAGACATGGCTTCAGTAATGCCTAATCCCCATCCTTCCCCTCTTGTTGGATAGACAAAACAGTCGATCTTAGAAAAGAAGCATCTCATGAGCTCGTCATGTGGGACTGGAGTCATATCTACAATTACTCTAGGATCTCGGCTTGCCCATATGAAGTTATTACGGCTAGTCTTACAGATAAGCTGAACGTCTTTCTCAGTAGGAAATGCTTTAAGGAAAGCTGTTACTAAAAGATCAGTACCTTTTCTTTCACTTAATGAGCCCATATGACCGAATGTAAAGACAGGATGATCGGGGCGATCTATCAGATGAAACTTCTCTATATCAGTACCCCAATGGACAAGTTCGATAGGAATAGTTACTCCTGAATCCCTATACATCTGAATATTTTGTTTACATGGAACTATCAGAGCTTTACAGTTATTGATACGAGGGATCCATGAAGCAGGAGCTTTAGTTGTTTCGAATGGAACTATACAAATCTTCCTATCGAATAAAAGACTGTTCCATTCTTCTTTAGGCTGTTCGTGTATGATTACCCCCATGCCTTGTCTTATTTCCCTCTTTGCTGCTTCTCTGATCTCCTTATCCTCTACATTATAAGTTCTACCTATTAAAGCAGACTTAACGTAAGGTTCTGAATATTTGATCAGATTAAGTCCTACATTCCCCCATCCAGAATTAGTATCGATGTCTGCCATAAAGGCTACTTCTTTCATTCCTGTATAAATCGAAGGAATATATGCACCATTTTCTGTATCTTTGAAGACAAGACGAACCAATTTAGATAGACGAAGAGCTTCATCGAATGATATGTCTATTTCTGTATTAGTAGGAAAGACCATCCCATTGACATAAAACTCCCTTTCTTTACCAGTTTCGATGATTACTTTCATATTATGATTTCAGTGATTGGCTTTTTATGGGTAAAGAGAATTGAAAAGCTAGTCTCTCTACCCACAACCACTGATTAAGTAGTAAGTGAACTAAGCAGGTTCCTGTACGTTCGTGATCATTCCCAACCATGGCTCTGCTTTCACAGCAAGGACAAGGTATTCATTGATATAGAATCGTACTGTATCTGCGATCTTTGCAAGCTCAGTACGTCCGAGTGTGACAAGATCTGCCATCTGAACTCCCTGTTCGTCGTGACGAAGGAAGTAGATGTTTGATACTCCGTTACCTGTTGCTCCAGACGAACCAGTTGCATCGATTGGATAAGGGAGAGCTGCGTTAACGAAGAAGTCTCCGATAACTGGGATTGGTCCAAGAGCTGACTGGTAGCTAACAACGTGATCACCTGCAGTAAGCAAGTTCTCTCGTGAATCCATCTGGATAACGTAGCGAGCTGCTGCTGAAACGATCTGGTTGATAGTTGACTGCTGACCGAATGAGCAATAGATACCATCCACTTTCGAACCACCCTGGATACGGATAAGCTTGATAACACGATCGAAGAGAGGGATAGTGACGCCACTTGCGGTCAATGCTGCTCCTGCTGCTCCGATGATGTTAGTAACAAGCTGCTGATCGAATCCATTGTAAGAAAGAGTATTGGTAGTCGCATTGCCCTTGAAGTCTGCCCATTCCTCACACTGGATGATACGTCGGAGAGTAGCCTCTGCTACTTCTGCTTCGATATCGATGTAAGAACGACCAGATGCAATCATAGGACCTGTGATGACTGCAGTTGTACCGAGATACTTATAAGCTGCTGTTTGCTGGACGTAGTTAGGATCTGTAGTATAAGGGAGGTTTCCATCCGCATAAAACAGGTTAACCAATCCAGAAGGACCATCTGCTACGTTGTCCAAACGTGTTCGCTGGTTCCAAAGGTGAGCGAGACCTTCTCCCTTGATTCGAGATACTCGATCTCGGAAAGGAGTCTGACGATCTGAGAGAACTACAATTGCGCTCTCAAGATCCTGACGTGCCAAGAGGGAATTAGGTACTGGACCAGCAAAGCTGATGTTTACCGATTTCTCCACCCTTTCGAGGCATTTTTCTAATCGTGATCCGTTCATATAATGTCGATTACTATTAACTGTTACTAATTATTCCTCTCTAAAAGCAGAGAAATCTTGCTTATAAAGATCTTTGAAGTTGATATCCTTCAATGATTTCTTTATCTCTTCCTTCGGAGCAGCTGCTGTAAGTTGAAACCTCTGTCCATCCTTGGTGATTGCATATGCCGTACCATTGCTAACTGACATAGACTTCCGAGCTGAAGGTTCTGCAATCATCTTGCGGATCTCCTTCTGGAGCTCTTTGTCCTGTCGGATCATGCTCATGACGTTGTTTGCATAACCAGGGATAGACGTACCTGACTTCTCGAGTCTCTCCGTAACAGCATTCATATGATCTGCTACTGCTTTAGAGAAAGCATCAATGTCAGAAACAGAAGAATCTGACTTCTCGACGGACTGAGTCTTCTTGACTCCTCGAAGTTTCTTAGTAAGAGCAGTGATAGTAGAGATCGCTCCTTTAATGCCTTTCTCTGTACCATTGCCTCCTTCGTCTTCCTGTCCTTCTCGAGTCTTTTTCTTCTCTTCTTTGGACTCTTCTGAATCCATAGCCTTTTCTTTTTCTTCCTCGGAGTCCATAGCTTTCTCCTTCTCCTCTTCAGAACCATAAGACTTCTCTTCTTTTGATTCTTTAGAGTCTTCAGATTTCTTAGTCTCCTTAGATTCCTCAGAGTCTGCTGACTTCTCCTTTTCCTCTTCAGACTCCATAGCTTTAGCCTTTTGCTGAGTATCATCCTCCTGCTTCTTTTTATCAGGATTAGTCGTGTCCATAGCATCCTCGCCTCCTTTCTTAGCACGAGCTTTAGCTTTCTGCTGTGTAGCGTCTTCGTCCTTTTTCTTGTCAGGATTCGTAGTATCCATTGCATCCTCTCCCATTGCCTTCAAAAGGTCTGTGATGCTCTGAATTCCCTTAGTGACGTCTGCCTGGAAAGAGTCGAACTGAGCTTTACTGACGTAGCTCTTCTCTTTCTCTTCTTTCGATTCTTTTGATTCCATTACTCTATTCTTATTAATTGATAACCGGTCTACTTTCTCCCAAGATCTTTCTGGGATAGACTTTGCGATTTGTGCCAAATAATCAAATGAAGGATTTCTAAAAGTGAACTCTTCATATAAGTCTTTCGACGAAGGAAGATCCTTTCTGCTTTTAGTAATGTCTTCTATCCATGAATCATAGTTTGCTGGTTTCTTTGTAACAGAAACTTCATCAAGAAGAATATCGTAGAAAGTATTAACTGGCTTTCCCGTACTCTCACTTAATTCCTTCTCAGCATCAGTGATTCGTCCTCCTACAGAAAAGCCAAATCGTTCTCCTCTCTTCAAAGCTTGATGAAGCATAGGAGAAATTGGATGTGACTTATCCAAGGAAGCTCGGATATGCATCTGATTACGCTCGTCGACCCATGCTCGATATACATTGCCAAAGATAGCATTCTCATCTTTCTGGTGCTCCCAACGAAGAGGAACTCCCTCTGTATTCACAATATTAGTCATAGCATGAAGAGCAGCTTCTGCCATTCTTTCATGGTCATGATCTACTGTGTCCGTTGAAGCAACACCTTCGATGATCATTTCATCTGTTTCTTCATCTACTGAGAAAGACTTCCTAATCTCGAAAGAGAAAGGGAATCCTTCTTTGGATGTGGCTCGTAACAATGTCGCTTTCATCCACTACATTATACAGAGATCTATTTTACTTTTATCAAAGAGTGATTAGAGAACATACTCGCACCCTTCTCCGTTAGCAAGATATTCTTCTGAATCATCTGCTATAGGTTCAAGATCTTGGTCTGCAAGAAGTGATGTTGGGACAGGACCGGCAAATCCTATTCCCATCTTCTGAGTCTCCGTTCTTGCCTTCTTAACAAGCGACTTAGTGTATGCCAAATGCTGATATTGAGATTTAAAAGACTCTTGTCCAAGCTGAGCTGTACATACAGCAAAAGCATTTACCTTCTCTCCTTTAGACTGAACGTCTCTGATACAGTCGTCCCATTTCTCTGAATGGATAGATTCTCCTGGTTTCTCCACCATGATCTTAGGATTATATTCGTCTTCTCCGTTGAGCATAGCTTTTTGTGAAGCGCTCTTTGGCTGAGCTGATTGAGTCCTATATCCTCTTCCATTAGAAAGATCGTCCTCTGATTCATCTGCTTCGAGAGTCATGCCGAACGGATTAGTATTCTTTTCTTTCATCTCTTTCCAGAGATCTTGAAATGATTTATATGCCATTGTAGTTTACTGACCGATAACCCAGTTGTTTGGATGTGTAGACGAATACGTGTCTCCTGAAAGAGTAAGAGCGAATGCGTTGACAGTGAGCGTTCCGTACGGAACTGTTATTGTATAAATGGTTTGCCAGTTCGTAACTACACTTGTGACGTTAGATACGACTTGGTATCCGGAGTATTGTCTATGAATTGAAGTTTGGACATTATCTCCGATTGCGATTGTTTGATTCATATAAGTATTATACTAAGATGACTTTTAATTTTACTAGTTTCTATCTCCGATCCACCAGTTAATACTGATCCCGTCTCCTGCTGTACCGTTTACGAAGATGACTTGGAGACAAGTAATCAATTCGATGGTATAAGTATCTCCTACTGCCATTAGAATGCCTCCGTTAGTTTGATCAGCAGCAACGGTGTTATCTCCAATCATGATAGATCCTCCATTTCCTGCTAAAGGAATAATATCTACTCGGTTAGCAGACTGAAGGCCATTAGGTGCCCAAGAAGCTAATGATAGAGCTTGCCCAGTGTGGGCTATTGTGATCTTAGCTGATCCGTTTGATTTATAGGTAGTACTCATTGCTTCTTAATATAAACCGTGTACTTAGCTTTGTCGATATCTGCTTCTTTAATGATACCTCCGAAGCAAGATGGATCTGACGTGATCGCATTGACCAGTAGTACCTTCGCAGATTCAAGATTATAGGTATGCCCAATGTTATCCATGCCTATGAAAGAAACACCTCCTACGTCATTCATATGGAAGATCTTCTTAACGTAATCCTTCAGAGCATCATTCATCACTAGATTGCCAAACATAACAGGAGTCTCCTGGAAGTCGGTAGCTTCAGCCTGAGTAGGAACATTATTCTTCTTAAAACCGATCTTTTCTAGCAATTTGGTAGCAAACGATTTCTTCTTATCTGGAAGTCTTCCCTGATCAGAGTACTTTCGTTCTCCTCCAACAACACGGTCTCCGTTGATGTCTGCCTGTTCAGATACTTCTTCCTCTGCCTTTCCTTCTTCAGCATACATCTTTTCTTCTTCAGTATTGGCTTTAGCAGAGTCTCCGTGTTCTCCTCCTTCATCGTCTTCCCCTTCTTTATTTCCAGATTCATTTTCTCCATTATCTCCTCCAATAATAGGTTTATATCCTTCTCCTGTTAGTACCATCGGCTTATTAGCCCAGTCTCCATATGGTTCAAATCCTGTCTTCTGCCTTACTTCATTTAAAGTAACAGTTCCATTCTTAAGTGCGGTATCATAGATAACTGCTGCATCTTTAGGATCTATCGAATCGTCCGCTACCCAATCGAATTCGATATCAGTATAACCGAAGTCTTTCCAAATAATCTCCTGATTGATGATCTCTTTAAGAAGATGAAGGATAGATCCATATCCCTTCTCATTCGTCATTGCCTTCTGGGTCTCTGATACGTTCTTCGATCCTACTTCTTCAGTAAGACCAATATCTTGTCCTGAAAGACCATATGCTGCTGCCAATAGTCGAGCCATGAACTTCATATACTCCATGAACTCCATATCTCTATTAGTAAGATCTTTTAGGTTAAGTACTTTAGCATCTGTTCCTCCAGCCATGATAGCAGGGCGATGATAGTTTCCTGATAGTTCAGATTGCAAGTATTCTCTATAAAGCTGAATATCTCGTTGGTTGACTTGTCCTAGTAGCTGAATGATGACTGGAGGAAAAGATCCTTCCTCGAAGTACGTTGCATTGAAGTTATCTGCATTAAGAATGTTAGCAACGACTGTTACAACCGATTCGATAGGAGACAAGCCGTATCCTATTCCGATCATGCTTCCTTGTGGATGCATCATAAAGCGAATCATATCTTTCTTTGGCCATGATCCTACAACTTGTCCTGATTCAGGTCCGCCATACTGGCTGTTGTCCATTACTTGGATATATGAAGTAGGAAGTTCTACTTGTCCTGCTGGAGTAGTCATTGGTATCTCAATATCCTGATTACCGTATTCATCAAAGACAGGGCGAATAGTCGATCCGTCTACATAATGAAGTTCCGCTAACGTACCATCTGGGTATCTCGTCTTTTCCATTACAGCTACGTCTAGAATGAGAAGATCCTCTAATATCTTGTCCAATAGTGTTCTAAATGTTTCACCAGAAAGAGTAGGATGTTTAATGAGTTCTGTTGCTACTTCGATCCTATCATCTTTTGGAACTTTGTTTCTATCGATAGATTTAATGATCCATTCTGTCTTTGTTACCTTTTCCTTTAATACGTTAACGCATATACGTGCAATATGAGTCGACTGTACTGCCCTTCTTAAGACTTCGAAAGTAACTCGTCCCGGTTTGGATAGTCCTTTATTAAGAAATTGTGTATTGCGTTGCTTCTCTGTATCGAAGACCAATGCACGAGCTGGAGAAGGAGCCATGACGCGTTGTGCCTTGGAGAGTGCCTGAACGGGGAAGTTATCCATGTATATTACATTATATCCTTATTCTTCAGTTTATTCTCAACTGATTCTATGATCTTATAAATATTTGATGCATGGAGACCTAGTATCTTGCCTATTTCTTTTATAGGCATACCCATATATTTAAATAGTATTACTACAGTTTCCCTGTATGTAAGTTGATGTATGAAGATCTCCAGATCAATCCTCTCCTCGAAGTCCACATAGGAATGGTTGATATCGTTCGCCATATCATATTCAGCTTGTATATCGTCGTACATCTTCTTCCATTTGTTCTTTCTTCTTCCAGACTTCGAATAGTTTGGGAGTCCAATCATGTATAAACCAGTCTACATAAGATTCCACGTCTTCATTGGTATGAGCAATAACTGCACATGCAAAACTATCTACAATGAACTTCTTCAATTTAACTGCTGTATCGTACTTCCTCCAGGGAGAAAAGATGTCCGAGATGAGCTTATCTTCTTCCTCTGCAAGATCAGTTTTCCTGTATTCCTTTCTCATCTGATTCTCCTTCTCTTCCATCCTCTTTACAACGAACCTGAAAAATGACACTGCATTCTCTTGAGCCTCTTCATCTGGCACTCTTTCAATCCAGCGTGCTACAGAGTCCCCGATGATAATGCGGGATTGTTCGATGACCCACTTGTGAGGGATATATGGATAGATGCCAGGTAGTATCGGAGCATGGGGATCTTTAGATAGAAGATCAAAGATAGTATCTCTTCTTTGTATTCCTTTGTCTTCCATTATCTTCCTAGCGATTAGAGCTGCTTCTCTCAATTGAGATAAGGGAGGACGTTTTTTACGTATTGTCTTAAGCATTATGCTCTCCTTACTGCTTTAGCTCCATGAGATTCGAACCTTGGATCGTCAGGAGGGATGTTCATCCCCTGGAACTCCCTAGGTATAATAACTGGCCTTGGCTTAGCTGTTGCTGCATTCTTCATATCTTCAATGAGCTGTTCTTGTTCAGATAAATGAACTCTAGGTTCTACTTTGGTATCATTAGATATAATAGATCGTTTATCAAAGCTATACGAGCTTGACGATGATACGGGGCGAAGTTCGCAATCCTTTCCCTTTATCATCTTAATGATTACTACTTCACAGTCCTCTACTGGATGATACTGATCACATGCATCGCACTTGATCATTTCTTTAGTCTTCATTCCTGCAAGTTGCTTCTTTGGAGTCATAGTTGTACGCCTATTCTTTCTAATCGCCTCACCATAATGATCTTATTCTCATCAGCCATGAACCTGCTCATTGGTGGGTTCTGTACTTGAAGTACTAATTCCGTCGCATCAGCAGAGAATGCTTTAACCCCATTAAGCTTATTAGCTACCCACTGGAGGAAGGTAAAGGCAGTAGCATCCTTTACGGTCATCCCTCCTATATTATAATTGAGTATATCTAGATCAGTCATTTTCTAAATCTTTGATCCTTTTAATATCAGCCTTTACTATATCATCAACTGCTTCATCTTGAAAAATACTATATGGTCTGCCTTCTGAATCGATATAAATACCATATCCTTTTTCCTTCTGCCGAGCAATAGAAACTGCTTTAACCTTCTCTTCCACTCTTTCTGCTTCAGTCCAGTTCCTGATCATAATTTTTAGATTGAGCCCGTCCTGCCTCCTAATGAACCCTGCCCATTCAGGAACCGTTTTATTTATAGCCTCATCAAGAGCATCTCCTCGATTCTTAGTCTTCTTCAGAGTTTCCATATAAACATCTATGAATCGTTGTATGTCTGGAATGCTGTAAGTTTCAGCTATATCCCGAGCAATTGCTTTCATTTGTTCTGAATATAAACTGATGAACATCTCGAAGTCGAATCTCATCTGAGAAGTGAATGCACGAGTCTCTTTGGTATGCTGACCCTTAGATCGAAAGATCTCTGCTAAGAATGATGCAGATTCTTTACCTCGTTCAAATAGATAAGCAGCCAATACAGAATCCTTTTGGTCTCTGTTCATCTTCTTATCAGCTAGAGCTTTGATCAGCTTGCTGTCGTGGGTACCCTCTCGGTCAATCGTCACGATAGACTTCTGATGAGTAATGGGATTTTCTATTTCTACTTGTTCGATAGATTTAAGATCTAATTCTTTTAGAGTTTCTTTTACATCATCTGGATGATATTTAGGAGAAACATATCCATTCCAAGTTGGAGCAATATTGATTTCTTCTCCTAGTTTACTTTTCTTTTTGATCTCTTTACTCATATTTGATATCCGCATTAAAGTGCCATTTGCTTAAGAAATGCTGAGCATCTGCATCAAATGAAGATTGATCTTCAAACTCGGTCCAGTCTACTTTAAATGTAAAGATAGGAGCTTTCTCACTAATGATGGATTCGAATCCTTTAGTGAATAGAGTCTGCCATATGTCCCTTCCTAGGAAGTAATGAGTTTTATATTGCTCATCGAATCCTATCATTTCAGCTACGTATCTCTTCATCCCGAAGAAGTTAGCATCAATACCTTTAAATTCTCGAGGAAGATTGAATTTGTGCTCATTGAACTGAGCAGCTGCGATGATCCCGTTTACATCAAGACCAGATACGATCTTTGCATCTTCTCGATTAACTCTGTCAACGAGGATATCTATACCGTTATACTGAAGCATGATCCATGGGTTTACGCACAGTACATATTGTGCATCTGTATCTTCAAGTGCACATGATATTCCTAATCGTAAATATTCAGAATATGATGATCCTGCTTTAGCAGATACTCCTTTGAAGTTTCCTCCTTTAGCTATCCCTAGTAAGACATCTCCGACTTTCTTAGTAAGACGCTGATCGTCTGCTACGAAGATGTAGTAGGTCTGATGAATATTAGATACCATCCGATCCATTACTATCCTGAGTGTTTCTTCATTGAGCTGTTGACTAGTGTCGGACCAATAGCCAAATAGAGGAATGACGACCGCTATCTTTGATTTACCTGTTGTGCTGATGAAGCTATGTAGTGTTTCTTCCAGTTTCGTTTCCGACATATTTAGCTTTTATATTATTAATGATCTTGGTGATGATCCCTTTCTCATGAGATGTTTCTGCAAACTTATCCTTTATGTACAGAAGATCCCATATCAGTTTCATGAGATTGAATTCCTTAGGGATTTCTCCCTCCGGAGGAGTAGGAGGAGCAGAATAAGCAGGAAGAATAGGAACAACAGGAGCATCCGGAGTCACATCTAACCTACAATGATTGATGCTTTGCCATTCGAATGGATTTAGTCCAGAAAGTTCAAAGTTCTTTCTAACTTTCTCTATAGATTCTTCGTATGTGTCAGCTATAACTTGCATCAATTGGTATTCCGTCTTCTTCCCAGCTTCAGCTACGATCTTTTGCATCTGATGAGCATAACAAAATGTCCCCTCCTCCGGAGCCATAGAATCGATCTTATCAAAGATCTCTTTCTTTAGTCCAGTGTGTGCTATCTTAACGAATGAATTATAAACAGGAAGAGTCTTGATGAATTCTTCTCCAACCACAGATCTCATTCGTTCAGACAATTTAGTAGCGAATAATTCCATCGCTTCATCTTCTGTTTTCTTCTTTTTCATTCTAAAGAATTTTAATAGATCCATTTATCCTTATTCTTTAATGTCCATTTAACCATCCTTTCTAGACTTTCCTCAAAACCAACAGGAGGAACCCATCCTTCATTTTTCATAAGGGATCCATCAAGTCCATATCTAAGATCATGCCCGGGTCTTGATGAGTGAAAATCTACCATCTCATATTTAAGTGGCATTTTCATGATGTCCGCAATCATCTGAGCCATCTCGAGGTTATCTACCTCTCTGTCCCCCACGATATTGTACTTCCCCTGTAACCCTGTTCCATTAAGGACGTTCCCCCTCTCAAGTACAAAAAGAACTGCATCCGAAACGTTTCGAGTGTGAAGATAGAATCTAGTACCTGCTTTGGTCTTTTCTTTGTTCGAATGAATAGTAAGAGTTTCTCCATTGAGAATCTTTTTAATACACATAGGAATATACTTCTCTGGATGCTGCCTCTCTCCGAAGACGTTCATACAGTGGGTAATAACTGCAGGAATCTTATACGTATGAGAGAATGCAATAGTAAGTTCCTCTCCTCCTGCTTTAGCTGCAGCATATGGATTATTCGGATTGAACCTATCCCATTCTTTATAGAGAACTCCTTCCGGAGCTGGACCAAATACCTCGTCTGTTGAAAAGTAAAGAAACTTCCCTCCCTCTTCCAAAAGAGGGTACATTCGAATCGCATTCAGAAGGTTACCCGTAGCTACTGTATTATCTTGAACAAATCCCAGTGGATCAGTAATAGATCGATCTACGTGAGTACCTGCAGCAAAATGAACGATGTAATCGAATGACTTTATTCCCAGTGCTTCTTTAGCGCTAAGAGGTGCTTTATTATTCAACAGGAGAAGTCTTGCTACCCCATCATTAATCTCAGCTCGGAGATCATGATAGTAAAACTTCACTCGATGTTTCTCTTTCTCCCAGCATTCCATATCAGCAAGGCGATTGATATTTCCTGACGTATCAAGACGATCAATAGTAACTATATCCCAATCCGTATTCTTCAGAATGTGCTCGATAAAGTGAGACCCGATAAATCCAACTCCCCCAGTAATCAGTACTTTTTTCTTCATTTATCTTTTAAGTGCAGAATAATAATGTCCTCGAGCTGTCTCTCTAGCAATTCCAAGCTTTTCTCCTATCTCTCGAAAGTACATTCCTTTATTCCTAAAAGAAACGATCTTCTCATCTAACTTCTTGGTCTTATCTACTATATTCACTTTCTTATTCTTCTTTTTCATGATGATTGTTTAGTCCAATCAATTCCATTAAACATGTTATTGAATGGCTGTTTATAAAGACTTTCACTATCAGGATTACCTCCCCACTTCTCTACAAAATATCTATGAGCTTGAGAGGAATCGATCTTCCTCGGAAGAGCTTCTAATGTCGTCCTACTGCCGTAGTGATAAAAGAGTGAAAGAGGACAGACGATAGCTATCATTCCAGATAGATTGATCCTTCTGTGGTAGTCATTGTCCTCATAGTAAGCAGGATAGAACCCTTCATCGAACTCTCCTACTATTTCCCAACACTTTCGATTGATCATGAATCCTGAAAAGCACGGATGTTCTGTTTCTAATACTCCGATTTTATCGAGTTTATCTTTGTTAAAGATAGATCCCGGAGTAACACATTCCCCTGTTATATCCATCATAGTAGCCATAGCTACTTCCGGTTCTACCCTAAACCTAGCAAGTAGCATCTCAATGGACTCAGGATGAATCAAAACATCATTATTAAGAACAAGGACATGGGTATATCCCCTTTCGAATGCATCATTGATCCCGAAGTTCCACGCTCTAGAACATCCTTCGTTTATTTCAAATCTCTTATGGCTGAACGTATCTGAGACAAGTTTACCTGCTTCTATCTTCGTTTCATCGAATGATCCATTATCAACTAGAAGAATTCGATGGTCTATTCCTTTACAAGCTTTAACTACAGAATCAATACACGGTTTAGTGTATTTAGCCCAGAGATTAATACATGGGATAATGATCTGTACTTTCTGCATGGTATATTATTGATAATAATTGTATACCTTGTAAAATATTTGTAAACACTAGATTTTTCTATCCGCAAAGATCCCTCCGTGAGTAGTGAATGTATGCTCGAATGATACATCGTGAGTATCCTTTAGAGCATCCTCGATTAAAGGAATATCAGCATCTCCGTGCCATTCTCCTCGGAAATGATTAACCAAACTCATATAAGGTTTGAAGTTTTGAAGAATTTCCCCTTCTAGTCCTTCACAGTCGATTTTTAGAAGATCTATCCTCGGAAAGTTATTATCATCCATTAACTGTTTCAAAGTAGTAGCTTCTACAGTAATCTCTCCGATCTTCCTAGAACCCATTGGTTCGAATAGATCCCATCTGAAGTGTCCATCTACATGGTGATTCCCACCCCAATGGCAAACATTGAACTTCGCTTCTTTCATCTCAGGATCACCTACAATAGCCTTCTCTGCATAGATGAGCTTATTCTCTGTATTTACTTTAGCCCACTTCATCAGATTCGGCTCAGGCTCACATAAGATGATTTTTGCATTAGGATAGAACTTCTGGAACTGAACACTCGCACATCCTAGATTTCCTCCAATATCAACAATATATTCGATATTCGGATCATTGGCAAATAGTTCTGCAATTTTATATTCGTCTTTAGTAATAACAGCTTCCTCGTGAGCTCGGGCACATTCCGCGTTATGTTCATCTGCTTGTATTGGAATCATAGATTTTCGCTTAGTTGTTTATAAAATTCTAATTTCTCTGGACTGCAACTCTCCAAGTAATCTCTCTGAGTATGATATGAATAATGAACCATCAAAGCATCTCCTAAGAAATAAACATGTTTGTTCTCTTTCTCTGGAAGTTCCCATGAAAGCTGAGGTTCTTCTGATGGACCAGGAAGGATATGATCTTTCCCCCACCAACAGATGCTACAGATAGAAAATCTCTGATGATCTAGAAGATATCGACTTTCAAGATAGTAATCGCTTAGATTCTTCTCTTCATATTTCTTCTTAAAAGTATCATGAATCAAATCTATGAGCTTACTGTCCGTGTAATTAAATTCCTCCAAATAGATCCAATTAGGATCTTCTGGTTTATCCTCTTTATGATGAAGTATCCCTGCTTCCTCACTTAAAGCGCCACTCCGTTGATGCCAGTTCGTTACTGTTGTGCTATTGATAACAGTAGGATAGATCAGATATGCATCTGAATGCTGGATTCTCACAAAGCACATTCTCTCAATAGCTCCAGGCTCATACCAAACAATATCATCATCGAACCGAATGTAGATTGTATTATCATCATGACAGTTAGAAAAGAACTCGCATGTTCGAGTGGTATCGCAGAAGTTATACCGATTCTCTATATTCGAAATAGTAAAGACCTTGACTTTGGGATTCTCTGCTGCCATTGAACCGATATAGGAAATATCGCTCTCCTTTATCGTATTTTGCCACAATTGCCATTCGTCAACTAATCCTTTCTCGATTTCCTTATAGATATATTTCTTAAATATGCTTAGATATTTCTCTCTACCTGCGGGAGTAACTACTGAAACTCTCCATTCCTTTCCTGTTTTATCTTTAATCATTTTCTAGTATTATTAATATCCATCTATATGAACTGCTATGTCTTCTTTAGGAGCTGCTATCCAATATCCCTTCTGCCCCGCTTTAATGCAATAATCAACATCTTCTCCATTTCCTCCTTTAGTGTCACAAGCTCCATTCTCAGTAAGATCCCCTAGATCTTCAAGAACCTCCTTCTTCATTAACCATCCCACAGCTGGCATCTGGTCTTTTATAATAAGATCCCCTAGATCTTCCTTTACCCCGTGAGCAGTGTGCTTCCAAACGGCAAAGATTCCAATCTTCGGATATCTCTCATAAAGACTCAATGCCTTTTCGTACCAACCTGGATGATACTCGACGTCATTATTGCTAAGAAGAATATAATTTCTCATATAGTCCCCAGGAGGACTGAAGATGAATCTAAGACCTGCGTTCACTGCATTAGCCCATCCTCTGTTCTCTGGAAGAAAGATCAGTTTTCTATGAGAAGGATCCGCTTTTTCAAAGATCTGAAGCCAATCGTACATCTCCTGATTATCATCTGAAGTAGATAGAAGAGGAACCACAATGACGAACTTCGTAGTCCTAAAGGATGTAGTATTCCATATGGACGTGATAGTACGCTTCGTATACGCGAATCTACTGTGTGCTACGACTAAGACTGTAAGAGGTTCGTTCATGTAAACAGACTTGCCCAGAACTTAATAGGAGCGATTAAAGAATGAAATTCAGTCTCATTCCAGTCTCTTTCAATGATCTTAGAGAATTGATAGAACATATCATCATATCCCCCTATTGTTTCTATCTTAGTTATCGCCTGGTCCACTGCTATATAAAAAGTATTCTCGAATTCACTAGCTCCTTTCTCTTCATCTGCATCCTTCTGAGCATCAATGATGGTATCATGGTAAACCACTGGATCACCATAGCATATCCTTTCATTACGAAGTTCCATAAGCTTCTGAAAAATATATCCTCCCCAGATATCATCATGACGTCGGAACTTATGAACTACATTGTCATAAGCATATTCGAAATTGGGAAGAAAAAGAAGGCCTGGTATTCCTTCTCTCCACATGGCCCAGTTCATTCCTGAATAAGGAAGAAATCCATCTGCAATAGCGTGAGGATCGTTCATCGGTTCAGACGGTTCATTCTGATTTGCTACTCGATCTGCTCCTCCTAAGTCAAGTTTATTATTCCAAAGACCAATATTAGCTATGGTCCTTCGTGTTCTTTCAGCATATGGATATCCACGAGGAAACCATCCCGTTTTAGCGATAGGATTAGTCCATCCTGTAGCAATACGAAGAAGACCTTCGATATGCTGACCTATAAAATCAGAAGGAACATTGCAATCTGAATCAAGACCGATGATGATGTCTGCTTCAGACTGATAAGCAACATAATGTCCTATATTCTTACAAGCAGAAGATTTCTGAAATACTTTAAAATCTTCATATTTCTCTCCAAGAATCTCTCTTTGAAGCTCTCGGGTGATCACTTCCCAGTTATGAGGAAGGATCTCTTTAAGATTCTGATCTTTAGAGTCATCTACGATAATGACTTGCTTCTTTCCTTTCTTACAAACTCTTTCGAGAGATTCAATCCATTCTTTAGTAGGAGGGATATGTAAAGGAGCAACGATAGCTATTTCAAATTCTTGAGTCATTGATTTATTTTAATCTTAAATGAGAATTCTAGTCTATTTTTAATATCATTTTCTTCATCTGTATCTATTGCTGGGTCTTCTACCATAGCAAAGATCTTGATTTTCCCATCAATATCCTCGCAGATCGCCACATCATTAAGATTTCGATAAATCTTCAGAAGCTTCATATTACATATCTCCGTTCGTTCCTTGTTTCATATTATTATACTTTATGGGGGATTAAACCTTTCCTTCGATACTCTTCCAACCACATCTTCTCTGCTTCGATGTACATTGGCATATCATAATTATACTCAGGATTAAAATCTCCTGCAATATTACGATTTTCTTTTAGCCAATTATAAGCCATCTCCTGATATTTTGGTTCCTGATTTACTGTTTGCCCCGAAATATGATCAAATTCAATTCCAAGTACTCCTATTTCCCATCCTTTCTCTAATAGCTGAGTAGAAATCAGTCTGTCATAGAAATGATGAGGAGGGAAGTTCTCTCGATGCCCAATGTCCTTGAATGCAGAAGCTCGTATAATCATCGCACATCCATCTACGACTGATGCCTTGGTGAATCCATCAGAACGCTTCCCGTGAGCTTCGGCAGGAGATCCAGCCCATATTTTTACGTTAGCTAGATCTTGGCTTCCGATTCCAGATCTTCCAATCACATCAGCCGAAACTAATGCTTTCCCTTGAAAATTAGAAATAGTCCCTAATCCTCTTCCTCCTGAAGAATCGATCTCATTAGATCCAATGAATCCAATCATTCCTAGTTTAGGATTCTTATCAAACTCATCTTTAACCCGTATATCCCAATCTTTTTCCCAAACTGCAAGATCGCTATGGAAGAATGCAAGAATCTCTGAATTAAATGTATCTTTCTCGAAAGCTTGTTTGAATGTCGGATATACCCCTATACTTTTCTTATTCCAAATATTTTGGTGATCCCTCCTTCCTAGACTTTTGAAGATATATCCATTAGCATCGCTTCCATTGTTAATCAAAATAAAAGGCACATCCTGAGATGTGACTTTATTTAACTGAGTCAGGACCGATTCCATTAAAGCAATCTGATTCATGAACGGTATACATACCGCTAGTTTCACCCCAGCTTTTGTAGATTCTGTCCCCATTTCGGAGACATTATATCAAAATCTATTGATTTGTAAATACCCTACTTAGTAGGAACACAAGAAATAGATGCAGTTCCTGATCCAACCTGAGAGACATAACAGACTGCAGTTCCATCAATGACTTTATAGACATTAATAGGGAAACTTGATCCTACTTGAGAGATCGACTGAATCTGAGTATACGGAGCAAAGGCAGAAATAAACTGTCCTGTTACACTAGAAGCAAGAGCTCCTCCTGCAATGGCCAATATAACAACCGAGAGACCAATTATTTTCTTTTTCATATGATTATGATGATTAATTGATAATGTAAATATTATATCATCTCTCATTTTATTTGTAAATCCCCTATCCATGCCACCTACCTCCCATCTGAGTTCTAAAGAATGCACGCTCTTCTTCTTGCTGAAGGATAAAACCAAGATCCGCTTTCTTATTCTCTTCCTTAAGTACCTCGGGATCTTTAAGATCAGGAGGATCTTTGATCTGAGTTTCTATAGAAGGGACTACTATTCTGTTTCCTAATAGATCCCTCATCTCAGAGAATGCAAACCAAAGTGCCATGAGGGAATCTCCAGTGTGTCCATCCGGAAAGGCTCTCATCTCATTAATCAATTGAGAGATTAAACGGACAGTATGAGGATCAGTCTGATCGAAAGGAAGAACCAATTTTCCATTTTCTGCATAAATAGCTAAAGAGTTGATCCCGATATAAGGATCTTTCTTCTCTCCTCCTGTATGATACCCATGAACAGGTACCCCCATATCGTCAAGATCTCTCTGAATTGCTTCTTGATATCCCACAGTCTCTACTCTTATTCCATCTGGCTGGAGATTGTCATAATGATCTTTTACCATATCTTTTACAGTATTCGGACTCATTTTGCCTCGAATGATGTTACGTACAATAACATCTCCTGGTTTAATATCGGGATCGTTAGAGAATTTGACTCGATCAATAGTCAAATAAGCAGTATCATCTGATGTTTCTTTCTCAGAGATAGCAAGATCAAGTCCTTCAGTAGTCATTAACATCTCGAACCCCGTCCTCTTTCCCATTTGAAGTCTCATGTTCTTTCCTTTCCTGCAAGCTTCTTCGATCCATGCGTCTTTGAACTTCTGATCAGGGCGATCACTAGGATCACATTGGTACATTCGAGCAAAGGCATATGGGTTCTCCATTCGAAGGAGATAAAGATCCTTGTATGTATACTTGCTTGGCCAGAGTACTTCTACTCCTTCATCCATAGCTTCCTGATTCAACTGATAGAAGTCTTCAGAACTTCTTATTCTCTCTGGGAGATCCACCTCTTCATTGAGTCGAAGAGTAGCCCACTTGTCCCAAAGATCCATATTCTTGCTATCTGATAGAATCGCTTTCGATCGCTTTCGGTAGTCAAATTGAGGCGATTTAAGAAGTCTAGCCACAAGGTCATCTTGGTGCCAGGTGTTACCCAGATAGATAAAAGATCCTCCAGGAACAAGTACTGGCATGACCGTGGTATAGATCCAGTCGATTACTTTCTGACGCTGGACTTCAGTAGCACTGTTCTCCTGGTTCACGATGTCATCGCAGATGATAACATCAGCTCGTTTAGAAAGAATAGAACCAAACAAACCCACTGCATTGATAGTTGGATCTTTAAGAGTAAGCTGATCTCTATCAATAAGAATAGAATCTCCAGACCAATTCTCTCGAGTTTTAATATAGTTCTTCATTCGAGGAATGACTCCCAAATGAGAAGGATCATCTATACACTTAGAAAATTCCCGATAATCATCATTACGATCGATGTGCCCTACTATTTCTGTAAGAAAAGAGCGGGATACTGTTTCAGTAGCTGAAATAAGAAGAATTCGAAGATTATGATTCTTTGCAATGAGCCAGAGAGGAAGAGACACGGACAAGTGAGTCGATTTTCCATGCCCTCTGGGATATGAAATAACCACTCTCTTATAAAGAGGGTTTCCAATAACATCATCAAGCTCGTCATGAAATGGCTGATTATGCAGACCAATAACTGCCCCGACGAAAGTCTTAAAATCTTTTCTAGCCCACTTGTAGATCTCCGTACTCTCAATTCTATTCGAGCTCTCCATTCTCTTTAGCTTGTCTTACTCTCTCTATGATGGCAGGAGTGACTTTTTCAGAACTGATTGGGAAACTATTAACAGTTCCATAGTTAACGAGTTGATTCGGAGGTAGAACTTCCTCTGCTCCGAATTCTTTTTTCATTTTCTTTTCCAAGAATCTATAGGCATATTCCGGATTATCTAATGAACGGACGATTGCCCTCCTAGCTTTAAGAATAGGGAACATTTTAAGAGTGTCGAATCTTTCCGCTAATTCAGGATCCTCTTTTATATGTTTGTAGAAGGTAGTTGGAGAGATGTCTGCTACCATACAAGCCTCTTCTGCAGATCCTCCAAGCAAGAAAACCTCCTCGAGTTTGACGATTATTTCTTTAGTGAACTTTGGTTTCCTTCCTGGACTACCTTTCCCCTTAGCTGGTTCAGGAAGTATGATTCCCTTCTCTGACATTAAAGCATATTGTATACCCTATTTTTCTAGTGTAAACATTCTAAGGGGATCCCATTTTACAAGAGCTCTTTTTTGTATTCTAACTGTTTCAATGATTTACAAACTATTTCAAATGTAGTATGATGCATACAGATAAGGAAGGGACATTGAAAACTGAATAGAGCAAATAAACTAAACGACCAAAAATAATACCATGCAGACATCTATTATTGTCCGAGACATTGTAGGACCAGTACCATACTGGGCTTCAGATGAAACACTTCCTAAAGCAAGAGCTAGATTCAAAAGACTTACCGGAAAGTTCCCCTCCAAGGAAGCTTCAATTATGGCTTTTACAGGAGAACTAGAAGATTTAGACAAGATCTCAATCGACGACTTAGGAACAATAAACTATCCTAAGAACGTTACAAAAGTTACTATCCAATAAATTATAAACGCTCTATTCAGCTTCAATGTTCCGACCTATCTGAGCATTATAAATTGATCTTGAGAAATCATCATGAAGCACATATCAAAACTATTCAAGGAGATGGGAATGAGAGAAGAAGACACGAATCTAAGTAAGGTCGAGATTAACGGAGAACCTATCGATCTTGTCGAACACTTTGAAAATGTCTTAGCTGAGAATTTCTATTCTCAAGACGAAGCACAAGCTATCTCGAATGTATTAGAAGTCCTGATCATCCAGCTCAAAGAGCATCAATTCAGATGTATCGATACTCAAGAAGAGAAGAATCTCCCTAAGGTAGAGCTTACTAAGATTAATGGCTAAGTCTAAGATCATGGTATATAAAGCTTTCTACTATAAAGTCACTTGTAACTGCGGATGGTTTAATGAGAATCAGCCTACTGATATAGAAAATGCTAAAGAATCAGGTCAAAGACATTTAAAGTCCTGCTTTCTTTCTAATCCAAAGATTCTCATTAATAAGTATAACGGAGAAGATATTATCAATAATGATACCGGCAAAGCAATAACCATAACAAGATGAAAAGAGAATTAAAAAGCCCATATTACAAATTCAATCCGGCACTAATAGGGACAACGTATAAAAAAAGAATGGCTCCTTCTACAGAATCAGTAGCTAAAGCTATCTGCATATTCACTTTAGTCTTTCTAGCTACTGTGTTCGGTCTTTTAGCAATAGGAGTTTTCATCTACGTCACAGCTATGATGGCTTCTCATAAAGCAAACATATGAGAACTCACCGAATCATCGAAATAAAAAAGTGCATAATCTGTGAGAAGGATTTTCCTATTACAACAAGTTTAAAGAAAGAATCGAGAAAAAAAGAATATTGCTCGAATAAGTGTGCAAAAGTCATATCTTATCAAAAGGGATATGAGCTTTTTCATTATAGAAATAGAAACAGAAGCGATCAATTAAAGAAAAAGATATGATTGATCCTAAACCAAAAGAGATATACGAATTCCTAAAAGAGTCCAATGGAATCGAGAGAGTATACGGAGATCAGCACATATTCGATTCATGGGAAGCCTGGCAATACATCACGAAGTCAGATCGGATCGGAATAGATGATATTCTACAGATACATCAATTCGTCATGAAAACACTTCGTCCTGATATAGCCGGTAAGTTTAGGAATTGTCCTATCATAATCGGAGGACATATAAAGCCATTCATATCTATACAACTGATCGAAGAAGACCTGAAGAAGATTCTAGAAAAAATACATCGAACTATAACTCCGGATTTTCTAAAAACATTCAAGAGTGAAAAAGAAAAAGGAGATATCTGCAAAAGACAGCATATTGCTTTTGAAAATATTCATCCATTCGAAGACGGTAACGGAAGAGTGGGAAGAATTATCTACAATTGGCACCGTCTTCAGATGAGACTTCCTCTTCATATCATTCATCAAGGGAAAGAACAGATGGAATATTATAATTGGTTCCAATAACATGGGAATAGGATCACATTCGAGAATAGAGAATAGCTACGAGTCCAGAAGAAGAGCTCTTCGGAATGCTGTAGATTCCCAGATGCAAAAAAACAAGAAAGCTCAAGAAAGAAAAGAAAGATTTCTAAAAAAGAATGGACTAAAGAAGTCAGACAGAGTAGGGATCTGTTCTCAGTGTAATAGAGCAATGTCAAAAAAGATGGCAGATACTCAAATTGAAAACAAAAGAGAAATGGCACCTATCTGTATGGCATGTATCATGGGAGTTCCAAGAAAGCCACTGAAGACTAAGGTAGGCTTGTCCTTAGGAAAATCTTCTTCTTATCATGATATGATGCATCAAAAAAAAGAAGAAGACAGAGAGAAGAGATGGGACAATTGGAATGAGAAAAAGAAAGAAGGGATCGAATACTGTAGATCCTGTTATGATAGAAGAGGAATCTTTATCAAGAAAACTCTATATGCGGGAGGAAGATATCATTGCGGAAAATGTGGATTCATAAAATCTTCTATATGAGAACCCCACATACGAGTTTCTATAAAGGATCTAAAATTAGGATCATTCTGAGAACAAATGAAGTGATCATTGCTAAGTTTATAAACAAGATAGGAAAGAGAGCTATTGAAACAGACCAAGGAGTCTTCTTAATCCCTAACATCAAGAGCGCAAATTATTATAAACCATTACCCCATGAACTAATATCATGAATAAAAAAATATCAGATTTATTTTGGTCAGTTGTATTCTTCGGGGTTGTTATCTGGACTTGTTTGGAAGGCGGTGCGTCCCATTGGCAAGCAGTAGTTTCGGCCGCAGTTCTTCTTATTCTTAGAGACATTCGAGATATCTTACAAGCTCGAGATATCTTACTAGCTAACACTCCCCCCAATAAGAGGGGAGAAAGAGTATGAAGTATTGTTTTGGCGACATGGTCGTAGTGGACGGAGAAAATATCGGGGTAATTGTGAAAAGCTGGGGTCGCAGCAGTAAAGGTAAACCTCCTTACCACGAAGTGTACGTGCGAATGTATAACGGAATAAAAGACTATCCCGAAGATCAGATCAGTCGCTATATGGTGCGACACAAATATTTATCAGAGGAAGAATTGGAGTATCAACGAAATGTAGAAAATGAAATCTAACCCTATGACACAAACACCAAGTGAGTGGGAGGAGAGATTTAAAAACATATTTATCTATCATGCCTATGGAATTGTTGAAGGCGAAGGTAAAGCTATGCAAATTCGTAGGCAAGAAGAGTATCAACCTCTCACTTACGAAAATGTAAAGGCTTTCATCGCCGCCGAACGCCACCTCGCAGCAGAGGAAACTGTTGAAAAGTGCATAGGGGGATGCCAGAACCTAAATATGCTTCTTTAGCAGATGATAGTTTTTACCCAGTGGAATGTAGCGGATTTAATGAATGTCGAGATCAAACCCTCACAGCTTTAGAAGCACTAAAGAAGAACCTATGAACAACCACGAAACACACACTGTTTGTAAAAAGCGCCTATATCAAAAAGGCGGTAAAAGCCTTTGTTGCTTCTGTAGTCCTCACTCTCATTGTGACTTCTCTGATTCTGTAGAGGAATGCGGCATGCTTATTCATACAAGAGGGTTTGGAGATATGGAAGGGCCAGTCTATTGTGCCGAGAAGAAACCATGCAAACTGCACAAATTCCAAGAACCCGGTTATGAAAGCGACTTCGATCGGTTTGTAAAAGAACCTAAATCACAGTTTAAGATCATACATCCAACACCAGTTGTACGAGAAAATCGTACAGGTGAAGACCCACTACCAGAAGGATGGAGAGAGGAGTTGATACCAGACTATTCAAAGCTAGCCTTCAAAAACGAAGATAGAGTTGATGGGTACGAAATGATAGATGCTATTTCTTTCATCACCAAAGTAGAAGCAGCAGCCATACGGAGTACGGTGGAGAAGGTGAGGGAGGTAATCGAATATCAGAAAGATAATCTCAAGCTTGAGGTGAATAAGTTTGAGAGCACCTTTGACGGCAGACCGTGCAATGAAAATGAAGAGGGTTGTTTCTGCAATATCATTGAATACTTCCAAGATAAATACTCTAAAGCAATGGATGCAATTGAAGGTAGCCTCGACTCTCTCGATAATGAAGGAAGCCATGAGTGAAAAAACTAAACTTCCTAAACCTCATGAATATATCCGATACGTCATGGAGCAAATGGAACTTCGTCAGATTGATCTTGTAAAAGCTGGATGTGAGAACAAGAGTCATGTATCTGAAATAGTTAATGGTAAAAGATTACCTAGTCTAAAATTTATAGTTTATTTCTTAAAGTTGTCGCATCGAGAAAACATGGCATATCAATTTATCGAAAGTATCATTAGCAAAGACACTAAAGAAGTAAAACTAAACCAATGATATGAAAGAATGTAAACAACATAATTGGGTAGTTCGTAAGTGGTACGAATGGCAGGAAGAAATAAACAAGCGTTTAACTACTATAAAAGTTGCTAAAGAACTCGAATGCGCCGACTGCGGTCTTTGGAAAGAAATAAATAAAACTTATTAACACCCTACTTACTAAGTAAATATATGAAAATCTGGCTGACAACTGATACTCACTTCGGTCATAAGAAACTCATCGAATGGGGAAGACCAGAAGACTTCGAATATCAAATCTGGACTGGGCTTCTTTCTTGCCGTCCTGGAGAAGTTTTAATTCATCTCGGAGATGTTTGCATAGGACATGATGAAGATGCCCATAGAATCAATATCCAACCTCTTCAGTGTTTGAAAGTTCTAGTAAGAGGAAACCATGATCATAAGAGCAATAGTTGGTATTTCGACCACGGATGGGATTTAGTCGTAGATTCTTTCACTACCACTCTGTATGGAAAAAGAATAGAGTTCTCTCATAAACCTCTTCCTAAACGAGAAGGGATCGATATGAATATACATGGCCATTGGCACGGTAATGATCATAGACAAGACGAATGTCCATTCTATGATGATTCATATCATCGACAGATAGCTCTCGAATGGACTAATTATAAACCAGTAGAATTAACTGAAAAGTTTATATGTGGGAATATCAAGAATAATTAACTAAAATCGATAATTATTCGTATATGCTGTTGTATATCCGATCGTAGTATTATTTGAACCGGAATGAACTCCTCCAGATTCGCTAAGCTTACGAACCTCGTCAAAAGTAAAATAGTCCTCTTCTTTTATAGGATCTCTTTTTAATGAAAACTTATAGCTTTCGCAGTCAGGACAACCAAATCGTTCTCCTTCTTCTACTAAGAACTTATACTTTCTAGGACAGTCCCCACAAAAGACGTAGAATTCTATATCCATCCAATGAGATTTCATAAGATTCAATAGAAAATCCAGTTCTTTCCTTCTTAGATTTCTTGAAGGATCCCATCTAATAGGGGGATCATCCGATCCTATCGTTATTCTAGTTCCTTCAGGAACAATCGTAGGTCTTCCTGCTTCAAAATCCCTATACGCTTGATCAAGAACTTCGGATGGGCTGTTTGTAGAAGAAAGCTCTGTTTCATCTATCTCATAATGAGATATCATATTAGGACGAACTTCATGTCCTCTGATTGCATCTGCAAGTTCTTGAACTCTTTGGAGGGGAAGAGCACTGTCCTCAGCAGGAAGAGTCTCTACTGTAGTTCTATCGTTTATAACTCGATGAAGTCCGAGGAAAGAGGCAACTTCCTCATCTGCTATCCCGATATGATTCGTTGTTGGCGTTTGTGCTCGTCTCATTTGTTCAAGATCAATATTATAAGTTTGATTATTATTTCCTCCTAGAATATCCGATGTGATTCTACTGAAAACTTCACCTTCGTATCTATTTATATTCATATAGTACTAGTACTCTAGAACAGATCTTAGATGAAAATCGAGGCTTTGTCTGAAAAGACTACCTCCCCTCCTCCGTACTAAGTCCAAAAGAAAGAAACCGAACTTAGTACAGAAGAGCGAAGGTCGTCAGCAGGTATGAAAATCTGAGTATTTGCTGGTAGACTGGAATTGTCTACAGACCCCGAATGAATATCTCGTCTCCATTCTTATCCCCGACGAAAGAAGCTGGATTGTAAGTAATTAGCTCCTTTCACCTCCTCTCAGAAGCGGGGAGCATGCTGAGAGAAGAGTAGATTGAGGATTTATTGATCTTGAGAATCTACCTCTTCCTAATCAAAGAAGAGGTGAAAAAAGCTACATTCTATTTAGTTTTCAAATAACTGATATTTACAATCTTTTTTAATATGTTGCAATGTATTGTAGAGATTTACAAATGCAACAGAATGCGATATAATGGCTTCAGCAATAATGAATTAAATATCTTTGTCCGGATATCATATATATTAACCTTTTTAGGTTTCATATCAACGGAAAGATTAAGTTCAATTTATTGTTCAAGATCAGAATCGCTAAAGTATTCGAAGAGGATTGTACCACAGCCGGTCATAATTGTAAATCCTTCAGATGCTTTAGCGGTTCGAGATCTAATTGAGAATCTATTATCTATAATCATTCTTAAAGTGCATACGGGGAATAGTTCCATTACAGTCGATCGATATAGATTAGTTCCAGGAACACGAGTTCGGGTTATTCAAGGAAATCAGAATAATCATCCAACAGACGAAGGGATTATCTATCAGGCCGATGGGGAAGAATCAATTTGGTACGACTTCCCAATAGGCAACGGAGGAATAAATCGACACGTTTGTAATCTAGTGGATATAATCGAAATTATTAATAATGAAGAAGAGAAAAAGATAATCGAGATGAGAAAAACAATTACAGTTGGGGACTATGTCAAAGTAGTAGATCCAGCTCGAGTCTATAAAGATATGGACGAGAAAGGAGGAGAGTTAGGAGCAGATAAGCTTAAGTGGTTTAGTAAGACGATAGCAAAGGATATGGAAGGAGAAGTGAAGGGGATAGAAGACGGGTTCGTTCTAGTTGATCTAGGAGACAATCACGTTCTATTCGATATCGACGCTTTAGTTAAGTTAAAGAAGCCATCAGAGATAGGATTCCTCGTATATTATATACGAACGAAGACTATCGAAGAGTACTCAACTATGGCAGAAGTCGACGCAAGAGTTCAAGAATTATTCGCATCAGGATCGATCACCTTGGCAGACAACATCAAGCTCTACCAGGTTACTAATTCAAAAAAGATCAATCTGAAACTTGAAGTTTTTTTAGGATAAGGCTGGCAAAGGCCTACTTGACCAAACTCAAGACTAAGTTCATTACAAAACCATGCCAGCACCTAAGTTCAACTTTCTTCCTTTAAGACAAGCTGCCCCAAAGGAGAAAGTAGAGTTCTGCGTCACTATCACCTCTACAGGACAGATGAGATTCAGGAGAGAGGACATTCTAGTTTATGAGCTCGAAGGAAAGTTTGTTCAGTTTCTAGTCGATAAAGAGAAGAAATCCTTAGCTTGGAAATATTATAAAGGTTCTCCGAGCCAAGAAGCAATGCAAGATCTTGATCTCCGACAATTGAAGACCAATTCATCCGGAACGATGATGATCTCGGTTCAAAGAGCTCTTAGTCTTCTTGGAGCAAAAGAGGATGTATCGTATGTGAATCTTCCAGTAAGAAAGTATGAAGCAGGTTATCTTTCTGATGAAGTATCTTATGTCGTACTAGATGATGAGATGATTTCAACAAAGGTAGCTAAAGGAGGACGGCCAAGAAAGGACGGATCAAGACCACAAGATGATATAAGAGGAGATTCAGGATATCATTCGGGATATATGAAGAAGGAAGACGGGGAATAGGATTAGCGTAGAAGTACTTTGACAAGTTGATTGGACTCAGAGAAGGGACATAGCAGTGTGGATCTGCTTGAGGAGATGAAGGGTTAAGTTGGTTGAATGAAACGACGTCTCTCGTAGTTGACCGGGGCTTAATACATCGAACTTATACTTCGAATAGCAAACGGCATAAGAGATAGGAATACTCCGAATAACCAAGTACTAAGAGACGTTGCACGGGACAGCTGGATCATACGATTCTCACATCGTACCGGCTTACAGAATCGTGTAGGCGCATCGTAAATATACCTTTAATGGTAAACGACGTCTCTATAAAACCATCCCTTCCTGAGTCCAGTTAATTTAGTCAATAGCTGGATTATTAGGTAATCATTCAAACAAATGATTAAAGCAGAAGACGGTATCGTGAAGAAGGTTAGTAAGGTTCTCCGTCGTATCCTTGGTGGTTCTACGGCAGACCAGATCGAAGCGGGTTACCGCAACGATGATCTTTCTCTTACAGAGAAGGGTAAAGAAGCAGTTCTTGCCCATATCGCTGAAGACAAAGAGGTAGATGGGGTTCTTGCTTCTCTTGCAAAAGAAGAGCTTGACGAGGCAAAGGAGGAAAAGAAGAAGAACTGCAAGTAAGACAAGAAGAGTTCTTTCTTTGATACTCTAATTATTAAGACGGTTAATCATAAATCTACTTATGAGACATGCAGATGATGGTACAGACAACCTTATTGAAGTTCAGATCGGACGTTTCGGTCATGATCTTCAGACGGTAAGAATCCCAGAGAACTCGACAGTTGCTGATGCCCTTACAAAAGCTGGCATCCGAACTAGTTCAACAGAGAATATCTGGGTAGACAGTGAGCGAGCTAATCTGAACGATATCCTCGAGGATGGCGATACACTTCAGATCGTTTCCCCTAAGCAGGCTGGTGGAATCTCCACAATCAACTAGTATGCCCCGAAGAAGCAAATCCTTCAAGAACTGGTTTAGAGAGATCACGAAGGTGACTCGAGATGAATCTTCTCGAAGGATTGCTTCTAAGGAGAAAGACATTGAACGCTGGAAAGATAATCTCTCAAGGCTCAAAGTGACTAGGGGAAATACCTTTGAGGGTTATCCAAGAGAAGATTACATAAAGTTAGCAGAATCAAGCGTTCGCCAGTTGATAGGAGCGATTGCAAAAGACCAGAAGATCCTAGAATCTCTAGATAGAAGAGAAGTAGAGGATGATCTTATTAAGGATAAGATTCAGAATCATTCTTCTATTGAAAAGATCTTTATAGGAACTGACAATAGGATTCATATTCATACGAAGAATCTCAAGTCAGGAAAAGATGCTATTGGAAAATATGTCATTAAGTATTCTCCAAGTTCTAAGTCTTTTGAGATCAGAAACAAAACATATATTCATTCTCAGGAACCCTCTAAAGCTCACTGGGCAGTCCACGAAGGAAAGCCATGTATGGGAGACTGGTCTACTGGGATTATGAACTATGCAAAGGAGTTCGAGATATATCTCTTAGCAGATTCATGGATCAGATTTCTCACGATGGCAGGAGATACTAATGCTTATATGAGGAAGCCAAATTGGATTAAATACCTGAAAAAAAAAGTCCCCTCGAACGATTCAGAGAAAGAATCTCTAGAAGCGGACGGGATAGTAACTACTGAGAATGAAGACAATGAAGATTGGGATGGAGAGGACGAAGATGACGAGGAAGAAGAGGATCAGCTATAATTAACATCATGAATCTATACATCACGGCATATGCAAAGAAGAAGATGGGATACTACGTATCTCAGTGCCCTGATGAGATTTCTGGATTAGGAAAGGTAACAGCGGTCAAGGCAGCAGGTGGGGAAACCCAGTTTATTGTCCATGATCTTGAGATCTTTGACCAGGTAGTTTCATCAGCACACAGCACGATCGAACAGGAGACTCTAGCAAAGTTCCTATTCGATAAAATGAAAGCAGGGGAAAAGAAGCTTTCAGAATATCGTTTTTGGTGGCATTCTCATGCAGCAATGAGCGTGTTCTTCTCAGGAACAGATACAGGAACTATTGATGCATCAACTGAGTTTCCTTGGTTGATCTCTCTAGTAACTAATCACAAGCATGAGATGAAGGCAAGGTTCGACTTGTTTGATCCAATACGACATAAAGTAGAGGATCTTAACATCATTACATTAGAAGGAGAGGATTTAGAGCTTAAGGATCTATGCAAGAAAGAGATCACCGAAAAGGTAAAGACAAGGCAGTCGTCAGGGTACAACTACGACGGGAAAAAGAGAGAAAAGGGATGGGGAAAGAAATGGTGGGAAAGGAACTATCCAGGGGAACAAGCAGACGACGAGGACGACGAAACGGTGAGCAGATACTTCCATCACGGAGAGAACAGCGACGGGGTTCCAGCGAGACAAGAGGATCTGGAGGACGACACTCACGAGGTAGTATTGATTGGAAAAGACAAAGGGAAATATTCTCGCCACAAGAAGAAAGGCAAATACCAATCTCGATTGTTGGCATCGGGAACATTGGGTCCCAAGCAGCAGTAGCTCTTGCTAGACTAGGAATCTCAGAGTTCCTTCTCTATGACCACGATATAGTAGAAGCTCATAATCTGAGCAGCCAGTCGTTCTTCGTAATTCATAATAAGGTTCCCAAGGTATATGCTATGAAAGAACAGATCTTAGCAATTAACCCAAAGGCAGTTGTAAGGGTTTTTGATGAGAAGTTCTCAGGAAAAGAGTTCCAAGGTGGTATTCTGATCATGGCAGTAGACTCGATGAAAGAACGAAGAAAGATCCATGACAATATCGAGAAAGGAGAAATAATGCCAGATCTCATCATTGATGGTAGAATGGGAGGACCTCAGCTTGAGATTTATACCTTCACTCAATTTGAAGAATGGGTAAAGACCTTTTCGGATAATCCTTCAAGTGATCCCTGTGGAGCTAGGTACATCTGTTATATCTCAATGGTAATGGGAGCTTTGATAGCGAATCAGACGAAGAGATTCCTTAAAGAAGAGAAATTCAGAAAGAATATACTCTTCCATATTGATACTCTTCAGATGATGCTATCATGAGTTACTTTGACGATCAATTCGAAGCATGGTTTGAAGGAGGAAGAGAATGGTATATTGCCAGTAATCCGAAGGAAAAAGACATTGAAGGAATCCCAGGAGACTTTGATCCATATGTCTTCTGGGCAGAAACACAAGACGACTTAATCGACTAATCCAAACTGAATGAATAACTGGTCCATCAAATCACTTCAAGATCTTTCTCTCGATAATGAGGAATGGGATAAGAAACATATCTACGCGACTGATGCTGATAAGTGCTTAAGCGGGGTATATCATGCTTTACTCGGAGCTAAACCAGATGGACCGATTCCTGCTAAGAATCTTAGGCGAATGGAAGTAGGAAAGATGGTAGAAGAGAATCTAGTTAAGAAACTTAAGTCACAAGGAATCTTCTTAGGAGGACAAGATAGAATCTTTGATGAAAAATTCAATGTATCAGGAAGACCAGATGGAATCATCATTTCTCCTGAAGCATGTACAGATGAAGCTAAAGTGAAGATTAGAAGAAAGACTGCAATCTTCTTTGCTTTATCCGAATATTCTAAACAGTTAGCAGACTATGAAGCTAAGTGTGATTGGTTTAGAAAGACCGAGCTCGATCTCCTCATGAATCGTCTTAAAGAAGAAGATAAAAAACTCAATGAACAGCTCCTCATTCCTGATCCTAAGAATTCGATCATGGTATTGGAGATCAAGAGTATCAGCGAATGGGGATTCGAGTATCGACAAAAAGAAGGAAAATCTCTTCCTGAACATGAGAAACAATTAATGTTTTATATGTGGAAGCTTAGAGAGAAGTACCCATGGATTATTGGTAGAGTTCTTTATTCAGAAACAGCATATCAAAGCCTCTTGGAGTTCAATGTCGATTATAAACAAGAAACAATCGACTCTCTCCAGAAAGTTTGGGATTTGATTAATAAGTGTGTAGAGGATAAGACTCCTCCCCCTTCTGTTCCTGATATAATAAAGAATTCTAGAACAAATCGATGGCAGCTTAACTACCAAGCAGATTGGTGCAGATATCATGTCCATTGCACAGGGGATCCTGCTTGGAAAGACAAGGCTTACAAGAAGGTCGAAGAACTTAATAAAACAATAGCACCAAGAAGAAATGCAAGATAAAACAATCACAGTCATCAATCTCAATCAGAGGCCAGTCAATCCTAAACCAGGAGGAAAGGTATTTACTCCTTTCATAGCATATGAAATCTTCGGTAATGACGGGATCAAATATCAGACTCTGTTTAAAGAAGTTAATGATCGATTCGAGATTGGAAAGACAATAGACATCAAATATACAATCGAGACAAAAACAGTAGGATCAAGGATCTTTACATCCTATAATCTTGTTCCTCCTCCAAAGAGAACAGCTGCTCCGTCAGGAGAAGGAATGGTTCAAATCGGAACCAAGTTGGATGAGATCCTTTCCCTTCTTAGAAAAGCTGTAATTAAGGTAGACATCGAAGCCAAAACATATCCTCCGGAGAAGAATATTGCAGACGACATATCTTATCCAGACGATGATGATACCCCAGGTCCTCGATATTAAACATCCTATGAAGACAAAAGAATCCATGAGCATGGAAGAATTGAGAAAGTCAGGAAAGATCTACTGGATCAAATCTACTCCGTGTCTAAAGAAATGGATCTTGAGAGATCTTAGAAATAGAAATATTCTTAGATCGATTTACGTCAAAGGGGAGACGAGTTCAAAAGGAAGATGGTACTTCAATCCGAAGTATGTTGATGAATTCGTAGAAGCATTCGAGAAGAAAGAATTAGAAAAAGGTCCACGAATGGAAGCATAACCATGGAAAACGTCTTTACTCCAAACGAAGCAGTCAATAAGAAGATAGCTTTAGTTGAAGAGTTCTCAACTCTCAGCGAGGAGATTGCATTGATCGAACAGGAATATGCACAATATTTCGTTCTCAATAGAGATTCATATGGAAGCGACAAACGGCTGGAAAAACAATGGGAATCTCTTCCAGCTGGAGCAAGAGGAATAGTGATAAGACGAAGGATGAAAGTGATAGAGAAAGAACTCTCAGCAATGAGTTCCTATCTGAAGAATAAAGAGAATGAAGCGCATAATCTCTACTAATATGTACCGATTAGAACCAGTAAAAGTAAAACATGGAATAATGATCATAGGAATCAATCCTAGTGAAAAAGCATTTCCAAGAACAACCGATTGCTGGGATTCTATATTTGGAAGATATCTAGAAAGGATCTTAAATGAAGCAGGAATAAAGAAAGAGCAAGTATGGTTAACGAACCTCTACAAGTCTCCTACCCCGAATAATCGTCCTCTGGATGATGAGGAAATTCTACAGGGGTTTGCAGAATTGGAGGAGGAAGCAAAAGAATGTGATCCGAAGTTCATAGTTACTCTAGGATCACAAGTTGCTGAAGTCTTTATGGTTCCTCTCTGGAGACGAACAATGAAAGCAGCCTTCGGAAAGACAAGAATCATCATAAGTCTTCCCCATACTTCTTGGCTTCGTAGGGCATCAGAAGACGATAAAGAAAGATTTATTAATTCATTACATGACATCAAATGACCAGCAATCAGTTCATCAAAAAGTTGTTAGAAAAAGGTCTCTTGGATGATGAGATAGTTTCCATGATCATATCAGGAAGTGCAGAAGATGAAGTTCCCCCAATGAAAGAGCAAGATCCAAAGAAAGCTATCTCATGGGCGAAGCTTCGTTTGAGCAAGTATCGAAAGGCATTGGATCCTAATTATAAGGAGAATAGAAAGAAACAGATAGAAGACAAGCTTGAAGTCAAAGGGCTTGATTGGCAGAAGAAAGAATAATACTATGTGCAGATTGTTACTAGCGTCAACGGGGAGCGAATCAACGAAGGAACCATTGGTTCAAGAGACTTTTATAGAAGCTCTCGAGATGATGGAAAGAGGTGGACCGGACTATACCAAGATCATCAAAAAGAAAAGATTTGGGAATACGATCTTCTTAGGACACAATCGTTTGTCGATTCTTGACCTAGACGATCGATCATCCCAGCCAATGGGATTCCAAGACGAAGAAGGAGAATATTGGCTTCTCTTTAATGGAGAGATCTATAACTACAGAGAGCTAGGTGCAGACTTCGATGATCTTGTTACCACAGGAGATACTGAAGTTCTTCTCAGGAATCTTGTTAATTATCTAGATTGGGATAATGACATTGTTCGAGAACGACTTAGAAATCTAAATGGGGAATTCTCATTTGTTCTAGTTACTCCAACAAAGATCATTGCATATAGAGATCCTTCTGGAGTAAAGCCTCTCTATATCTGTGAGAAAGATGGAGACTTGGTTATGTCTTCTGAGATCCGTCCGATTCTTAAATTGGCAGAGTGGGTACCAGAAAGAAAAGAACTCTATAATTATCTTCAATATGGATTTAATCCTGATACTGGTACTCCGTTCGAAGAGATCTTTCTTCTTCCTCCTGGAGAGATCTATACATTCAATCTGAAGACTAAAACAGGATCAAGAAGAAAAGTTCAGATGGAGAAAGATATCTTTGTGGACAAGGAAGATGTTGCAGATGCTATCTCTGAATCGGTGAAGGAGAGATTGATATCTGATGTTCCGGTCTCTTTGACTCTTTCAGGAGGACTAGATTCTTCTATTCTCTGCCACTTAATGAAAGAACACGGAGCAAAGTTCAAAGCATATTGTCTCTCAATGGAAGGAGACGAAAATGATGAAGTGACTCAAGCTATGAAAGTAGCTAAGCACTATGGAATCGATCTAGTTAACATTCATATTACAGAAGAAGAGATCTTTGAAAGTATGGATGATATTATCGATCGTATAGAAGAACCCACAGACAAAGGAAGTCTTATTCCTACTTATTTTCTAGCTAAGAACATCGAAGAGAAGGTCACATTGATAGGGGAGGGAGCAGATGAATGTTTTGGAGGATATTCTAGATATCAGAAGTTTGAGAAGTGGAAGAAAGAAGACCAGCTGAATGTAGATAGGATAATGAAGGACTTCTATGAAATCTTCTCAGTAGATGAGTTCGTTAGTCCGTTTAAGTCTTCTGGTTTTAGGCATCCTATTCTTCCAGGGAGAGACGATAACTACTTGAATGAGATGGATCTTATGAATGAGATCCCTTATTATCATACGATGAGGATCGACAAGATGATGATGAGTTTCGGAATCGAAGCTAGAGTTCCATATCTTGATCATAGAGTTACTTCTCTTTCATTAGACATTCCAGCTAAGATGAAGTCTGGTCCTGAGAAGAAGATTCTTCGTGAAGCATTCAGAGGAAAGATCCCAGATTGGATTCTTGATACTCCTAAGAGAGCATTAAAAATCCCTTATGAGAAGTATGTGACGAATCCTAAAGTCAAAGAAGAGATCTATTCTAATCCCCTGAACTTAGTAAAGATCTCCGCTATCAAATACAGATACGATCATCTATCAGAAAGGAACTCAGCGAGGGGATTATGGAATCTATACTTATTAAATAAGATAATAAAATCCTATGGACTCTAAAGGAAAAGTCATCATAGTCGAAGGGATGGATCTTGCAGGGAAGTCTACTCTTGTCGAATTGATAGGAAAAAGATACCGAGGATTCATCATTAAGGATACGACAAGACCAAAGGACGGATCGAGGGAAGAGATAAGAAAGAAGATGAATATGTATTCGTCTGTCTTTGGGTTCATCAATCAGAATGAGAATCAGATCGTTATACTTGATCGGTATTATCCGTCAGAACTTGTCTATTCTGCAAAAAGAGGATATGAATCATTTGACAATCCAGATATATGGGAATTCGAAAAATACTTCAAACTTCTTGATAAGCCAGTCTACATGATAATATGCCAACCTCCTATTGAAACTATCATAGACCGATATGCGGAAAGAGGAGACGATCATATTGTTCTGGAGGACATAGCAATGCTTCATGATAGGTACACAAGATTCATCAATGAGACGAAGTTAGAGAAGATATTAGTGTTAGATACGAGGAATGATCCTCAGGACTTATTAATCGCAGTTATTAACTTCATAGAAAAAAATGAATACAAAAGAGACAACGAGCCAAAACAAGGAACGCTATTCGGGGGACAAGCTTGATAAGATCTTTGCAGGTCAGACTGACTTGATGAAAGGATATAAGAGAATCACTGAGCTACATTATGAGAAGATTTTCAAGACAAAGATAGAAATCCCAGATGAAACTTGGAACGGAGGAGAACACAATATACACACCAAGGAAGGAAGTTATCTGATTAAGCAAATGATCGATGCTGCTATCCAGGAGCTTAGCGAAGCAGAGCAGACAATGAAGAACTGGAAGACGTGGAAGCAGACAGAAGTTCCAACTGACGTAGATCACTTCAAAGAGGAGATGGTAGATGCACTTCATTTCTTCGTAGAAGCATTGGTCTTAGCAGGAGTGAGTTCAGAAGATCTTTATGAGCTTTATTTTAAGAAACATGCAGTCAACGAATTCAGACAAGAATCTCAGTACTAACATGAAGAAGAAAAGTCCATTCCGATTCTGGTTCTGGGAAGCTCTTCTTATGGGGGCAGGATCATTTTGGTTAGCAAATCAAGCGAGCATCTATTGGAATCAAGGGATATCATTCTGGGAAGGACTCATGTCAGCAATTCTTGTTATATTTTCTATAGCTAGGATGATATCTTATATGCAAATGGATTACAATTGGAGGCGAAATAATCAATACTAGCAATGATTACACTAAGCCCGAGAAAGAAAACTCCTTCGGATTATCATTGCGAATGTAGATTTTGCAAGAAGAAATACAGAGGAGAACTTCTTAAAGAAGACGGTACTTATTACTCTGCTAGAAAGAGACTCGGATATTCGATAGTTGAAAAGAAAGTCAAACACTTATGTCCCGGACATTGGCAAGGGTATCAATTTACTGTAGAGAAGTATTCAAAAGTCGGAGATACAGTATTTGATCCATGTTCTGGTTCAGGAACTGCTCTTGTAGAAGCATTGAAACTCGGAAGACGAGCTGTGGGGATCGAACTGGAATTCTTTCCTATTCTGAAAGCTAACTGTGATATTTATGGAAATTCTCCTTATCAGATCATCGAAGGAGACGCTAGGTTGAAGATCGATGAAGTAAAAGATAGATCTATCGATCTGATCGTTACAGGAACACCTTACAACAACGGAGCAGATGCACCAGAAAGAAAGAACCTTAGAGGAAAAGATAGCAGTTTCGACTATCAAGACGATAGAAACTTTGCCTGGTTATCCGATGAAGTCTACTATAAGGAGATCATGGATCTTTATAAGAAATGTACAAAGAAGCTTAAGAAAGGGAAGTACTTTGCTATCATTATCAAAGACACTATTCGGAATAAGGAACCATATCTTCTTCATTATGAACTTGCTTCCCGTATGGAAGAGCTAGGACTTGAAGTAGAGGACGTATGGATCCACAAACATTTTCCTCCTACTCTGTTTATTTCAACTTACAGAAAAAGATTTCCTGATGTTAGAATCCCTCTTTACCAGACGATAGTCGTAATGAAAAAGATATGATAGCATACTTACAAATTGGAAGAAAAAGGAATGGATCCTTCAAGGTCAAAGCTTCATCTAAGCCTAGTCATGCATTGGTCGATGGTCTTCCTACTGTTTCATTTGCTCTAGATATAGTGATTCCTGACGAAGCCTTCCGTCATGCAGAAACTGTCATCGCTAGGATCTCTCCCAATGTAACGATCAACGGAGGAATAGAGATAGAATTAACAGATAACCAATCATAATGAGGATATACAAAAACTGTAAGGAAGCCGCTAGCGAGACAAAGAGAGAACTTAAAGAGATGGGAACTATAGTGAAGCTTGAGACTATGCAGGATAAGGTGGTCAAGGATGACCCAGCCTACTACACAAATGAGCTTCTCGGGTATTCCTATATGATCAATGATTTAAATGACGTAGACGCGATCGTAGAAGCTTTTAGCAAGGGGAGTGAGATGCCTTGGGGTAAGAAAGAGCTTATAGAACGAATAGGAGGACAGAAGCTCAATCCGGGAGAGGCTTATAAAGAAAGAGCAGTATGGGAAGAGTTTGTTCATGATGGAAAGTTTAGTTATACCTATTCCGAAAGAATCGGAGATCAGATTGGAAGAGTAATTCGTTGCCTTTCTGAAACTCCTTCTTCTCGTAATGCTATCATCACTATCTGGGATCGGGAAATTGATAAAGAAAGGATTGGAGGAAAAATGAGAGTTCCTTGCAGTATGTACTATCAATTTCTTATTAGGAATGGAAGACTTAACCAGATCTATAATATTCGTTCGAATGATCTTATGACTCACTGGTGCTGGGACGTATGGATGGCTATAAAGATTCAGGAAATCATTGCTCAGAAGCTTGATCTTCCTATGGGATTCTTCATGCAGCAGATTGGAAGCTTGCACGCGTATCATAAAGATATCAAAGGGATATTCTAATGAAAGAAAGACTTCTGAAAGATCTTGTCGAAGAAGTTCAAGAATTGATGGAATACCCGCATTATATGTGGCCAGAGAAGGATCAGATTTATGAAGCTCTTGGAAAGATCTTAAATAAATATCTAAAATGAAAATAATCAATTCATGGTCGATCACTTCAGATTACGAAGGAAGAGGACAGAAAGGGGATGTCGTTCTTATCTATCGGGATTCAGATGGAAAAAGGAAAGTATCTTTCGAGAAGTTCCAATGGTACTTCTTTGTCGATAAAACAGATGATAACGAAAAGATAATCAGTAAGCTATTGAAAGGGAAATTCATCAATGGATATTCCAAAGGGAACGGTTACTTTAAGATCGACGTGGATAAGAAAGAATACAAGGATAAAAAAGTATTTGAAGTTGTGAAATGGTTTCATGATAAGGGGATCAAGACTTATGAAGCTGACGTAGGACCTTCTAAGAGAATGCTGCTCGATAAAAGATACAAGATCGAAGACTTCGAGAACGTCAATATGATGTATCTTGATATTGAGACTGATGATAGCAGTGGGATGATCGAATATGAAGAATGGAGGGGAAAGAAGTCGATCAAAGCTAAAGATCAGATTCTTTCTATCTGTTTGATGGATAGAACCGGAAAGGAATATTACTTTAGTGATAAAGAAGAAAGAAAGATTCTCCTTGCATTCTCAGACTTTCTATTCGAGAAAGGAGTAGATATGCTCGTCGGATGGAACAGCAAAGAGTTCGATCTTCCTTATATCACGAAAAGGATGCTCAAGCACGAGCTTCCCACTTTCTATATCAAAAATATCCTCCATGAAGACATGATGAGAAGGGTTCAATATTTCTATTCTAAAGATCCTGAAGCTCGTCAGAACATCACTTCGTATTCCCTTGAATCTATAAGCCAATACTTCCTCAAAGAAGGAAAGACAAAGTTCGAGGGATCTTATCTTAAACTATGGAAAGATGATCCGATTAAGTTCAAAGAATACAACATTCAAGACTGTAGACTCCTAAAAAAGTTAGAAGATAAGATCGGTCTTATTGCCCTGACATATCATATGAGCCAGATGTGTGGATGTACAGCTCAAAATTGGGCAATGATAAAGAATCTTGATAACTTCATCTTGACTGAAGCTAATAATAAAGGTATTCATTATCCTACTAATCCTACATATCTCCGAGAGGACAACGAAGGAGAAGAAGAGACTGCTCCTGAAGAATATCTAGGAGCCTTCGTTTTGACTCCTGTCCCTGGAGCATATGAAAATGTGTATGATCTTGACTTTAAGAGTCTGTATCCTAACATCATTCGGACATTCAATATTTCTCCTGAAACGTATTGTGAAGAGTCAGTTAGTTGGACAGTGGCTACTCCAGGAATAGAAAAAGACGGGGTAATGAGGGGCAAAGCTTATTTTAGATCTACGGAAGGAATTATTCCTAGGAAGATCGGACTTCTCCTTGCTGAACGAGAGAAGATCCGAGAGAAACAGAAAGGATTGGATAAGGAAAGCCGAGAATGGAAAGATCTTAATGTAAAGCAACTTGTAGTAAAGGAACTTGCTAACTCAATCTACGGAGTGATTGGAAACCAATACTTCAGAGGATTCAACGTAAATATGGCCGAATCTATTACTGCAACAGGGCAATATCTGATCAAGCATCTAACAGAGATCTTCAATGCTAAAGGAAGAAAGGTGATCTATGGAGATACAGATTCCCTATTCGTTATTCTAGCAGAAGGAGAAGATATCGAGGAAGTTCTCAAGGAAACCAATAAGTACATCAAAAAACACCTTGAAGAGGAATACCGAGTAAGAGAATGTACCATTCAAATGGCACTAGACAAGAAGTTCGATAAGTTCTTCATCGAAGCAAAGAAAAAGTATATCGGAGATATCAGAGGGAAGTTGAACTTTGTTGGGATGGAATGCGTAAAAAGAGACTGTATTCCCCTAGCTGCTAAAGTTCAAAGAGATCTCATTAAGAAGATCTTCAATAAAGATTCTCCTGAAGTTATTTCAAACTGGATCATGAAGCATAAGGCTAATCTAATTGAAGCAAAGATCGATATTGAGGAGATCACTATCTATAAGAAGATCACTAGAAACGAATACAAGCCTAAAAAGGATTCTACTAAGAAATACACTGCTCCTATTCATGTCAGGATTGCATATGAGCTCAAGAAAGAATCGAATGGAAAAAAAGATTTTACTTCTGCTGGAACAATTCTTCCATATATCATCACAGAAGGAAAAGGAGGACTTAAAGGAATCCATTTAGGAGAGTACAAAGGAGAGTTCGATAAAGAATATTATTGGGATAATCTGATCTATCCTCCCCTGGAAAGAATGCTCAAACATGTATATAAAGACCATGACTGGAAACAGTATTATATTGGAGACCTTAAAAGAGGAATAAGAAAGTCTGCCAAAGCTAAAACTCCTCCTCGATCTTCAAAGAGGAAAAAGAAGGAAGAACCCCCTACTACAACACAAAAAGAAGATGCTGTGTAATTTACAAACTATTGCAAATATGATAGAATGTCCTCAGTGTTAATCAGAGGATAGATCCTTGAGAATCTAAAGTGAACAGAGTTCTGGGCGTGACTGAAACGTATGATCGTATCAAAGGTACGGGTGAAAGCGTGAGGAGTGAGTAACCAGGTTGTAGTGGCAAAAGATTAACTTCTACACACGATCGAAGAATGGCTCCAAATAAACTAAATGAGCCAATGGAATAATATTGGTATGCATTACCTTAAGAAAATGCACATCAGTACCATTTAGAGTAAGATCTCATCTCGGTATGGGAAACTCCAATGATGTAAGGTAGGCCTTACGTCTTGCAAAAATAAAAGTTGCCATCCGTCCATTACTTGAGGGTACACTGTAACCCCTCCGTCCAGAATTCTGTTCATTTTAATATACTTAGCTTATGGGGGTATTTGTATACAGTATCCCTGGGCAGGAAGTAATTCATCCTGGCGCATTTTCCCTATACTTCTCTTTTTACGGCACAAGGAGTATAGGGTTTCCCCATAAGTTCGGTATCGGGGGATGGAGAAGTAGTTTCTCGCAAGGCTCATAACCTTGAGACTCCGGTGCAAATCCGGATTCCCCAATATGATTCGATTGTTGGAGCGGTGTGAATAATCAATAAGCACTGCCTGTCGAAAGATAGTTCCGGCGAACTCCCGCAATCAATCAGAGACTTCCCTCTAGATCTTTTTTAGGATCTGTAATAGGCAAGAAGTCCTTGCAATTATATAGAGGGAAATGGGCCCGATAGGCATAGACAGTTCATTGACAAATAATGTGCGAAGAGATTAAGCTCACGTGAAATCTAAAAAGTCGTGGGAAACATAAGTGCTGCTTCAAGCATCACAAGCCCTTTCTACTCAACAGTAGGATCGGTCGGAGGATTCGCTCTTAAAACAGCCTAACCTTCCGTAGAATAGGAACTTTATTGCAATAGTCCTATCTCTGCGTTATAAGAATGCAATTGGTGGAAGTCCTGCTAAATCCCCGCAATGGGTATTACACCCCGGTTAGTTCCCGTCTATTGGAACAATTAGACTAGTCTTCGTAGATGCATTATTTGAAATGAGTTGCACGGGAGTTCGATTCTCCCCGGGTCCACATGAAGGAACGATTTGAGAAATGGATATACAGGCAGGCGATTAAACTTATCAAAGAAGGATACGGAGCAGATTGTGAAACATCAGATCTTGATGACTTCTATAGTACGTGTCCTAATGATTACGTAGGAGCTCATCACGAACCTAAATCCCGATGTGCTAGTTGTAGGGCAAAAGAAGCGATAGAGTTTTTAGAATATACGATAGATTTAATCGACTTCTATCTAATGGAAATAAACTAATGGAAATAAAATACTCAGTGGAGTTTATGGACGATATGAAGAGGCTCTTTTCTAGAAATCCTTGGTATTCTGTTCCGAGATGGTTCAAAGATACTTACTGGGATATTCGAGCAGCATGGGATCGAGTCTTTCGAGGATACGATAATTCATGGAGATGGAACTTTCATTATGAAATGACAAAGATTGCTCTAGCTAATCTTAAATGGCTAAAGGAATATCATCACGGAAGTCCTGCTCAATTTGGATCTGTGAATCCAGAACAAACATCTGTTGAAGATGCAGATATGCATAAGGCATGGGAAGATACTCTTCAGATTATGATAGATGGATTCGAGGCAGCTAAGAAGATGGAAGAAGGAGATTTTGGGCATCATGATGGAAAATATGATCCAATAGAAGCTGCTAAACTATATTCAGAACACGAGGAGATTTTCAAGAAAGGAATGGCTAAGTTTATCGAATATTATTTTAACTTATGGGATTAGATGAAAACGTTTTGGGACGAGGAGCAAGAAAGACTAAAAAAAGAGGCTAGATATAAAAGGGCTCAGGATATTGTTGGAAGAGATTACTATATCCCGAGTCGTATTATAGGCAAGGGATTCAATCCTAATACTCTTCTTCCTGATGATATTTTAGAGAAGGCGGGATATATCCGCCATTATAAGAAGGATCATGGATGGATCAAATCTATCAATAAGGGAATGAGATTCCATGCCTACATCACTAAGAATCAGAAGCATATCCATGTTCACGCTGATGTTATATCCAAAGGCTCCCATCGAGCGGTCAAGTTCGGAGTAAAAGACGAGATCAGAAGGATCAAGACATTTCTTCCTCCTATGCCCGATGAACCGGTAAGAGAGGAATATCTCTCTTATGAGGGATATAAGAAAGCTATGGAGTTATTAAAGCCCTTAAATATGGTACGATTAACTGATGATACAAATAACGATGCCGGTACCAGAGAAGGTCTCTTCGAATCGAATCTATGCGGGGCTTCACTGGAGCAAAAGGATCAAGTTGAAGAATCTATATCACCTGTCGATTCTCCCTTATTCGAAACAGAAGCAGATAGAGAAGTTCCCAGTTCGGATAACATATGATTTCTACTGGAAAGGAATAGCGTTGGATTCTTCTAACGTTTCTTTTATGGCTAAAATGCTAGAAGACGGTATGGTGAATGCAAAGATCATTCCGGGGGATGATCCTAAATATGTAAAGGAAACCACTTTTAGAAGTATGAAAGGGGAATCTGATATGGTTCTTATTACTATAAAAGAACCTGAGGAATAAAACAGACTCCAGGACAAGGCGAAGAGTCTGAGTGGGCCAAAGCCCGATAAAGGAGATTACTCGCCGAAGAGACCGATCTGAGGCGATGTGCCAAAGGGCTGATCGAAGATCGTTTTCCGATCACGTGCTAAGGCCACCTCCTGTTGGCCCTGTCGTTTGTTGTCGGCTTCTCTGAAGAGTGATAAGCATTCTCCGGAACAAAGGGTATGACCGTGGTAGAGACGCCTCTCTTCCCCCTGCTCGATCGTTCCACCGCATTGATCACATTGAGTATCAATTTGCATCGTTGTATGAGTCCTTTCATATTCTAGCTGTTCTGTTCTTTTTCGATATTCTCGGCTATTGATTAGCCGAAGTTTTCGAATTCTCTCTATCCTCCGTCTTAGTTCTGGGTCTTGGTCCATTTTGATTCGATTTAGGTTCCCAACGGATTCCGATAAAAGTCAGGGACTGATCCCTTTCAGTGAGGAATGCTATTAACCATGTGCCGCCACACGATATTTGCTTGCGCTCTAGTAAGCGTTGAAGACTTGTTTCTCGCATATAGAAATACAGTGAGCCAAAACACAGTTCCGATAGATAAAAGGAACAGCAGTCTAGCTAGGTTTATCATAACATTGATGATGGGTTTCATGCAGTATTCTCCTTTCAAAGAACTTCTCGCTCGAGTATCTAATAGATGAATTACTAGATATCTCGAGTCAGAAGACCTTCTGATTTACGGAAATGACCGATCCAAGCTGCCGTCAGAGCCCGATTAAAGGAAAACGAACAGCTCAGGTAGGTCTCTATTATTATATCCTATTTCTGAAGAGTTGTATCAGAAGAAGGAGAGGTTGGAACAGAGGGGTCGACGTAATTCCAATATTTTTCTATCGCCATAAGGAGGCCAGTGACTGCTCCTACTATAAAAGAAATAAAAACTAGTCCCGACCATATTCCTAGACTTTGAAGGGTCGTTGGATTATTCGTAGCAAGGGTTCCTATAGAAACTAATGCTGCAGATGCCCCTGATGCTGCTGCTCCTTTGAAGAATCTAAGTATGACTGCTTGAGATTTGACGTTTAATGTAAACATATCAATTATATAAGTTATTCGCTAATGCTATGGACTTCGCCCCGAACCTAATATTTATTAAATTCGTTTCGTTAGCAAAGTCCATTATACCATGGCTGATCTGCCACTTCTTAAGAGAATTAGCAGTAACGTTGCCGAAGTACCCTGTAGATGGGGTTCCTGATGGAAAGAATCCCTCATATCTTAGTATATTTTGGAGGGCAGTGACTTCTCCATTAAAAACTCCATAAGAAAGGGGGTTTAGAAACTTGTAGATTGGCTTAGGATCAACGTTCGGCGTGTTCATGATGAGATACATAGCTCCAGTGCAACGTTTGAGCAGGAACGATTCTACGATGACTCTCTGAGAGTTAAATCCAGTAGTAGTTCCTACTTTCCAACTTTCGTCTACGATTAGTGCCTTTTCTGTCTCCCATAAGGTAGCATCGGTGACACAGACACAGTGGCCGAATTGAACAGGGGTACCTAAGTATTTTGGAACATCGGTCCATTCAGAATAGTTAGTTTCAAATGTAAGCATACAATGCCCCTGATCTCGGACTACTTGAGCTATCTGGTCTATATCGATAGAAACAAAAACGTAGCTATGAACTTTCAGAGGATTTACATGAATATATGGTTCATTCATCTGAGCTTCCGACATATTCTGAGAAGGAGAGGCTTGTTCAGTGTCTGTTCCTGCGTTCACTGCAAGAGATCCTGCATTTTGAAGGTACATTCCAGGAGAAGTAGGATTATCTCTAAGAGCGTAATTTCTAGCTGATTCTGGTACTTTTGTCTTAGTTTCAAGTCCTTTTCCAGTCCCTTGTTCTACGCAAGATGAACTCCCGTCTTGATCTCTTATAGACCACTTAGCCCATTGAATTTGTGGTTTAATGGTCCAAATATAAGGGGAAGCTCCTCCATAAAGTTCTGAATGCTGATAATCATTCGCTTTTTGTTCTATGGAACGAGGATCAGGAATTACTCCGATATAGTTTTCCATTGTTTTATAGAGATTTTAACTTATCGATCATGGTTCTTATAATATTATTATACAATTCCATCACCATCATTTTATCAGATGTTTGAAAATTATGAATTCGAGTCTCCTCTATTATAGAAGAGACCCACGACTTAGATATTTTTCTAAAAAAGGATCTTTTGTTTTCTATTCTTGAAATAATAGAATTTAGATTATCTTCCAAAAGATAGGAAGTTTCTAATTCTATATTAGTTGGATGGATAATTGGATACCATTTTTCACTTTCTAGAAAAGAAATTAATTCTTCCTTATCGATCATCTCCAATAATGGGATATCAATAAAGCTGCTAGCCCATAAATAGCTCCTATCGTCATATTGATTCCCCAAACTCTTCCTGTCCATCGTTCTCTGAATGAAACTCCATTCTTTGCTTCTTCTTTTAATTCTCTTAATTCCTTTTCCATTTCCTCTTTATAATTAAGAAAAGCTGAAATAGGAACATAATTAGAAGCGAACATATCGAATTTCTTAGAAAGATCTTCCATAGATCGAGTCATATAGATAAGATGAATTCCGACCTCTTCAATTGTTTTTGGGGGTTGGATATTGTCCATATCTCTTCGAATCTATTTGACAGGTTCTGAAGGGGATTCGACCGGTAGATCTTCTTTGTAGGAGTCTTTGAATATCTGTGCTATTTTCTGCACTTCTGATGAAGGGAGAAGACTTTTTAGAAGATAGTCTATTATTGCATCTCCGTCCTGTTTTTTAATTTCGTACATATTATTTGAAATTAGCTGATAACGATTGGTAATAAGCTAGTTTTTCAGTTGCATTTATTACATTTTGATTTGCAACGGAAAGATTAGTTCTCCAGATGGCTATGTTTTGATTTATCTGACTTTCAGTAAAAATCTGTACTGTTGAAGGTACTGGAGTAGTAACAGTGATCGATGACTTATCAGAACTAACCTCAACCGAAGAATTTTCTATATCGTTCATATTATTTTAATTATGCTAATGCACCTATCTGTTTTAATGCTGCCACTATCTGACCGATAGTATAACCTCCAAAAGTAGCAGAGTCGTCTAATGTTCCCGATGTATTGGATGTGAAAGAAGCAGCGGTTATAGCCGTTGTAGGCTGAATGTTTGGTGTTGCGTTCCATAGGGACAGTTTTTGAGACGTAGAAGTTCCTATTTTAGTTCCTGTCGATGTATCAGTAACGATATTTGAAGAAGAAACATTTATGCCTGCGCTAAACGTCACACTCTGTGAGAAAGTAAATATCGGGGAAGTACCGGTAAGAGCAAAGGTAGTCGATCCCGCTGATCCAATTGTAGTGGAATAATAATTAGATCCATCATATCCAATTCGCAATTGCTCGGTGGATTTTACGATATGAACTTTAGCTGAGGGAGCATAAATTCCGATACCAACATCAGCCACCCCATTTGTACCCGGCTGCCCACCTAATATGATTGTATTAGATTGCGTAATTTGTGCCCATGCTCCGATAGCCGTAGCGAAACTTAAATTACTAGCAGAAGTAGTCGTGCCGTCCGTATGACCTGCAAGTTCTCCAATACAAACTATATCATTTCCACTCACATTAGAATATCCGGCATTGCGACCAATGAATGCGTTACTGTAACCTGTAGTGGTGCTGCCTCCTGATGATGGACCAATAAAAACATTAAAACCAACACCTGTAGTGAGAGACCCTCCTGCATTGCCCCCAATGATCACATCTCCGTTAAGAGTAGTAGCTACAGTTACAGCATCGTGCGCGATAACAATACCTGAACCCGATACTAAAGATGCTGCAGCATTACGGCCAATATAAAGACCGCCGTCACCTGTAGTAACAGAAGAACCCGCACCGTCACCAATAAATATATTACTTCTTCCCGTAGTAAGAGATGTACCGGCGTTATGTCCTATAACATTGTTTTGATAACCCGTAGTTAAGGAAGCAAGAGTACCTGCGCCGATCCCATTGTTACCATATCCAGTGAGCGAGGTATTACCGGAACCAGCTCCAACAAACACATTGGTTGTTCCATAAGAATGGATAAATAAACCGCCATTTTGCTTAATAATCCCTACGCTCGATGTAGTAGTAGGAATATTTATATTCCCGTTAACATCTAAGACTTCAGTAGGGGATTGAACTCCGATTCCTATTTTCCCGCCAGTGGGACTGGAAGAAGGTGTAGCTGTAGCATATATCCCTGTTCCATAAATCACATTCCCGATATTGAGTTGGCCGTCCGTCGTGGTAGAGGGTAGATCAACATTTTGCCCTATAACTATGCAATAACTAGCGCTAGTTGCGTTATATGACGACTGCGAACCGAACACGCTGTTATAGGAGCCAGTTTGATTTCGTCCAGCGTAATCTCCGATATTGACATTATTACTACCAGTATCACCAGAACCACGGGATCGCCATCCTATACTAGTATTGAAGTTCCCACCTCCAGCATTCCCATTGGCAAAAAATCCTACGCTTGTATTAGCGTATCCAGTATTGCTAACTCCTGCCTCATAACCTACCCCAGTATTTTCAAAACCGCTAACATTTAATCCCAAAGCGCCGAATCCTATCGCTACGTTTTCTTGCCCGGTTGTATTGTAGTATAGAGCATTTTTCCCCAATGCCATATTATCAATACCAGACGTACTACTAAATAAAGCGTCACTTCCGGCTGCAAAGTTATCTTGACCGGATGTGAGACTTGCCAGAGCACCGCCACCAATAGCTGTGTTTCCCGTTCCAGTGGCTGTATTATTTCCTGCACCACCAAAATAATAATTATTCAATCCGGTTTGAGCAGCAACGACAGGCAAAGAATTGATTTTATAAATATTGGAGGAAGCTAAATTAATGTCGGCTGTCCAAGTATTCTCATGACCAAGCGCCAGAGAGGCAATTACTGCTCCCGTGGTAGGACTAATAGTCAAAGTTCCATCAGAGTTAGAAACAGATGCAGCACCCCCTGCTCCGGTAGGTACATTCAATGTAGTACCACTAAAAGAAAGATTAGTACCGAGTGTTATAGCTTCGAATACTCCTGTACCTGCTGAGGCACGGCCAATTAATTTATTAGTCGCTAGGGAAGTCGAAATATTAGGAGTTGTTCCCCCTGAAGATATAATAGGCAGAGTAGCAGTAACATCAGTTACAGTTCCTCCTGAAGACTTTCTCCTAATAAGGTTACTCATATATTCTCATTATACCGGCAAAGAAGAGCTAAGTACTGGTGGTAAGAATCCCATTAACGAAAGTCATCGTTTTGGTTGTTTTAGTAAGAGTATAATTTCCCCCTCCGAGATTATTCAAGACTACATTTGAAACATAGGTGATGACGACGCTTTCCCCTACCACACCGGCAGAAGAAGGAGCTCCTCCGTAAGCATAAGCAATGACGATGTCTTTCGGATTTACCTCACTAAAAAGATCCACTACTACTTTGCTTCCTGGAACTAGAGTAGTCAGATCTACAGAGTTAGAAAAAGGAACATTCTGCATAATCGTCTCCGGATTATTGATGAAGTAGATGTCAGCCTGTCTTTGAGCGATATTGACCCGACTGATGACTGCCTTTCTTAAAACATCAGGAATTAGTCTTTTATTCTGTCTTTGATATAGCTTATTTGGAAGTATCTGTACCATTAGAGTGTGCCTGTCTCGAGAGAGACGCTATAGAATCCATTAGATCCTGGGTTTATAATAGTCTGATTATAAGTTCTGAAGTTTCCATTGATATTCGAAGAGTTTTGTCCTGTATTGACAATCGTAATTACATCAAAGAGCTGAGCTCCTACGTTATTCGGATACTGAGGAGTGTTCTGATTAAGATACTGATTGGCATGAATTAATTCATTATTTGCTCTAGACAAAGCATCTTGATAAGTTAGAATAGTGTAGTCGATAATGGTCATTTCTCTAACTCTTCCTGTAGTTGAAATAGAATTTTGATCTTGAGCGATTGCTGATACATTCAATCCATAAACTGTCACTTGATTCACATATTCTTTATCAGAATTATCAGTTGAGCTAGAGACTATTCCATTCTGATATGTGTAGCTAGAAGACTCTGTCGCAAGAAGAAGTTTGCTAGTAAATTGGCCCATGAGATTCGAATAGACCCATCCTTGAATCGTCTGAAGAAGATTCAGCATATCAGTGTCTCCTTCATCTCCCGGTGAAATTGTAAAATCCTGAACTTGGTTCCAGAGTGTTCTGCATCGGATGAATTGGACATCTGCGTTAGTATTCGAATCAGTCTGAAATCCGATTCCTCCAGTAGTAGGAGCAGCATGTGTATTGCTTTTGAAATGATTATCCTGCCATGAGATAACAAGACGCTTGTCGATGAATCCAAAGATCCATCCATCAATGGCTACTAATCTGTAAGTGTGCCACTGTTCAAGATCAAATTCTAGATTGTTCTGGTATGTTCCCATTGGCAAATAGTCAATAGAACTTGAAGAAGAAAAGAGGAAGTCTCCTCCTTGTGTGGTATCTCTGAATTTTATTCTCGAGGAAGTATGATTCTGAGTCGGAGTCCAAGCGATATTCCAGATATAACCCGTTTGAAAATCTGTAGTATTTGAGCTAGTTCTGAAGAAGAAGTTGAGAGAAGTACCTGATCCTATTGAGCTCGGTCTCATTCTAGCCTTAAATTCCACCTCATTATTGGTCATTGTGAATTGGGTATTCATTGCAGAAGATGAAGGATTGACTGTAAAATAGCCTGCATTAGCCGTAGGCGCGTGATCGTATGAATAGTTCGAAGGAAGATATAGATCTTCATTAAACGAGTAAGTTTGATTATAGGACGTGATTCCTGAGAGTCCTCCTATCCTCTGAACAATGTCCTGAATAGACAAAGAATCTGCATATTCTATATGTTTGAAGACTGAAAAGTTAACTTCGTATCCTATCGCTCCCATAGCAAAAACTCCATTTCGGACTTGCCACGTTCCTCCGACATTAACTGATGATCCTGAAGCGGAAAGCATAGTTGGGGCAGGAGTTGTTATCCCCGAAGTGTTGGGATCTAAAGATTGAACCGTATTGTAATAATCGGATCCTATAATGAAGAGATAATCAGCATAATTGAATCGATGGATAACGATGGGAGCTATATTTCCTGAATATGCTGAATTTAGAAGTTGTCCTGATGTAATAATATTTGTTATTCCTCCCTGTGTCGCTATGATAGAAATATGATTATTCGCCCCATCTGATTGTACCTGGAATAGAAGATTGTTATTTGAATCTGCATAATAGGGATAGATGTAAAGAGTTTCTCCTGAAATAGAAGCAGTTGGGAAAGAAGCATACACGCAATAAACTGCTTCGGAAGAAGATGCAGGATTTTCGATCTGATGAGAAATTAAAGCCTGAGTCGAGGGAGATCCTACAGGTTCAATAGCAAAGAAAGGAGAAGATCCAATCTCTTGCCATGTTCCTGAGATTTGATTCCAGTTCGAAAGAGTTGTTCCATCAAAAGGATCGGTATAGTACAGAGGACCTCTGTAATCATAAGCATATTTCGCCGTAAAAGTCTTTAGAGCTTTATATGAATTTCTTGCTTGAAGAACAAGATCATTTGTGTTTGCTGTTACGTTCAACTGTATATCGTCGATATAGAAGATATCATGTGGAACTGATTCAGGATTACCTGATGCATTGTAATATCCTTGATCAAGATAGATCTTTCTATTAGCAGCGATAGCTGATGCTCCTGGCTTAGTAGGAGAAGCTCCATACCATTGATTATTCTGATTTCCGATAGTCAAAGTCATAGTAGAAGCAGATCCCGCTGCTTCGTTAATTTCATAGTTAAGAACGCTATTTGTCACATCAGCTGTGATGCTATTGATCTGGTATTCCCACATTAGTCCATTCCCTCCTACATAAACATTAGTTCCTTGGAAGTTTACCCATGAATTAGCTTTGGTATCGGTAAAAATCGTTCCATCTGTAAAGATCAGAGGAGCAGGATAAGAGAAATTCTCAAAATCGGGGGACTTGACTAAGAAGTAATAAACCTGAGTAACTACGTTGGTTGTAGTCTGAGTTTGGGAGCTTTGCTGTCCTGTTACAACTACTGCTCTAAAAAGAATCCAATAATATGTTCCATCATAACTGATCTTAGGATAAGTATAAACGTTGAGATTATTAGTAGAGGCAGAGATGTTTGTAAAGATCTGAGTGAGGTTAGTCCAGACGTCGTTTATCCCATTAGTCAGATTCTTTAACTGAGTCTGATAGATTCCATAGTTTGCATTGGTAATGGTATCTTGCCATTGATGATATGCTGAGATAGCAAGATTAATCACTCCAGTCGAGCTTCTATAAGCATCTATGCTATGAATTATAAGATCCTGGGAACTTACTTGATTAGTCCAGATAACTGCTGTTTGAAAAGTTGATCCCTGATCGCTATTGTAAAATTGATAATAGATGTCGTACCAGAGACTATTATTGAAAATATAGAAGAAAAGGCTGGAGATGGAACTATCCGCATTCACCCATGGTGAAACGGCTGCGAGATAGACATTGCTGCTAGTTGAAGATGATATCCCAGGAGCATTAGTCGTAATGGAAGAAGACCAGGTTAATCCTCCGTCCAAAGACTGATAATGGACGATATTAATATTCCCAGAATTAGCAATATGGTAATAGATATCGATGACATAGGTTCCTCTGTACCAATTCGATACTCCAATCGAAGCATTAAACTGAGAGAGATAAGTCGAAGTGAAGACGTGCTTATTTTGGCTAGTCCAAGATCCTGATGGATTCGTAATCTTCCAGAAGCACATATTTCCGCTTCCATCTCCTCCTACTGCTAGAAGATTTCCATCTGGAGCTGATACGATCGACCCGTTTATAGGAGCTCCAGGAGCTGAGAGTATTGCCTCTGGTTGTATTGTATCATCAACGATATTGACTGCAAAATATGGTCTAAGCCCGGACTGTTGCTGGGCAGCAATCAGGGTATTGGTCATCCAAGCATAATCAGATACCGTAATTGAACCTTGAACTTCAGAAATGACCTCAGATCCTACTGAGATTGAAGCAGGGATTTCTACGAATGAAGCAAAAGAAGGATTAGTGTTTACCGAGATCTGAGCAGGGATTTCAACAAACCCAGTGTTATTGAGTAAGCCCCCGTTGAGTGCTATACTGTTTAACTCGGCAAAGTTCATGTTATCTTAAGAATGCACTGGAAGCAATAAGTTCATAGCTAACTCCAGATGAACCTGAACTTCCGGAAGATCCGTTATTTCCACCTGTGCCTGTGCCACCCCCTCCTCCTGATCCGCCCGCAATGCTATATGATCCAGACCAGGTTTTAGTACCATAGATCGTAACGGTTACCCCTCCGTTTCCTCCTCCTCCTCCTCCGCCACCTCCGGCTCCACCAGATCCAGCTGTAAAGTTTGATCCAGTTAATCCTGCATTTCCAGGAGCGGCTATTACAAATGTTCCTGCCCATATTGCTGCAGATATCCAGACTGTTCCTCCTGAATTTCCACCTGTTCCTCCTGTTCCTCCGATAGCAGATCCTCCAGTTCCTCCTCCTCCTGATCCGCCTGCTCCGGCTGATGACGACGTAACTGGAGTAAATGTTCCGGTTAGAGAAAAATCAAGCCCAAGATAGGTCAATGATGCAATGATTCCAAATCTTTGAACTACAGCAGTTGCTGTTCCTCCGGTTGCAGGCCCATTGCTTCCTTGTCCTCCGAGTCCTCCTGCTCCCGCTGCGGTTAATGTTCCGATAGAATTTGCTGCTGTTGGAGTAGTTCCGATATTTCCATTTGCATTACTACGCCCAGTTCCTCCTGCACCTCCTAAGTTAACTTTAAAGAATCCACTTCCTGTATTTCCTGTTCCAAAAGTGATAGTTCCACTTCCATTGATAGTTCCACTTACATAAATTCGAAATCCATCGGTTGTAAGCGTGCTATTTACTGTAAGACTAGAATAGTACATGTCTCGGGTAAGAGTGGTAGGACTTGAAATCGTCACAGTCCCGTCGGACCCGTCTCCGAATGTAATAGAGGGAACGGAGATGAAGCTAGGATTAGCACTTGCCCCATTCGAAGAAAGAACTGTTCCTGCTGATCCGGGAGCTAATAGGGCAGGAAGATTCGATCCATTGATATAATAAATCGATCCCTGTGATGTAGTACCACTAGGAATAGCATCATTTGCATTACCTGCAGTCCAAAGAAGAGCAATATTCGATCCCTGAGCATGAGAAACGCCAGTAGTAGACTGAGATCCTCGAGTAATTGTGAAGTTATTGGAAGTAGGATTGGCAGTTACTGTCACAATCTCCATATTAGCATCAGTATTAGGATTGAGATTAGCTCCCCAGATTGTCAAAAAGTATGGGAAAGTAAGTGCAGCGAGCTTAGTTCCGAGTGTAGAGTCTGTCGTAAGAGTAGTTCCTCCTGAAGAAAGAGGGTTATTTTGAACGGTTCCTATTGCATTATTGATATATTGATGAAATGTAGACATATTATTCTTTGAATCCTAAGACTACCTTCTCGGGAATATTGATAAATCTCTCTTCTACTACTCGATTATCCTTTATTAGCCCAATAACTCGCCCTATTGTCGAATGAACAGTGGGTTGACCGGGAACAAGAGTGGCATTTGATCGTATTGCTTGGTATACTTGACAATTGTCCGGTATATCCAATTCTACCGATAGATCCTTGTGAGTTACTTTGATCTTTTTGATCTTAGGGATAGAAACAAAGACAGTTTTCTGTTTTTCTTTATAATCTACGATCATTTCTTGAGAAATATCAGACCAATTCAAGTCTTTTTCATCTCTAACTGAACCGTCTTCAAAGACTACTTCGAAATATGAAACTTCATGGAAGTCATCTTGTCTTTCTGCTTTAGGGAATTGATCTGATATCATGTATTTGATTTAACTTGTCCATTCATATCCTACTGAGATAGAGAACGTAGAGGTATTGTTCGTAGCATTAGTAGGAACATAAGCATAACTCTGGAATTCAATGAATCCTACTCCGGCTTGGTTAGATCCTGCTCTAATCTGAGACAGTGATACTCCATTCGATCCTACTTCTGGATTATAAACGAATACTCCTCCTACGTTTGTGTCACTTCCGATATAAGAAGTGAATGGACCGGGAGTACCTGCAGATTCACCATATCCATTCTCTAACATATGAATCCAAGTCTGGGATACTACTGCTTTGAATGCGGTATGTGATCCTGTTCCTATCCCATCGTAAGTAGTGACGAAAACATTAACTGCTGTTGCAATACCTGCAGCAAGTGCCCAGTTATTATAGACTCGGAAATAAAAGTGATTGGATTGAGTTCCTTGAAGTACAGGAAGTGGAGCTCCAGATGGAGAAGTCGACTGATAAGTCTCCGAAGTAATAGTCGAATACGGAGTAACGTTCTGTTGAAATGTAAGCTGTGGTTGGGTAGACATTTTATATTGCAGTTAATGATTCGACGATCTCTACGTCTACTATGAAATAAATCTTCTGGTTAGTCGAGTAGTCCGGTATTCTCTGTGTAAGATTAGTGAAATAGACTCCAGGGGTAGAAGGGTCAGGTGGATTTCCTAATGGATCTATAAATTGAACTGCAGTATTGACTTTTTCATATGAGTTTTCCAGATTAGTCATCTGTTGAAGAGCTGTCTGTGTGATTCCTGCTTTATATGGTTCAGAAGAAGGATCCCAACTGGCAAGATGAAGAGAAAAGTCATATGTTTTAATTCCTGGTCCTCTGTCAATGAAGTTGAGTTCTACCAGATTAGCAACAAGATTAGCAGTGAATTGTCGTACCCATTTCCTCATATAAGTTCCCTGTTGTACTGCATATTTGAATCCATCAATGATTACGTAGGTATACATTATCGTGAAATTGCTGTTTTAATTCCTTGCCCAATTTGCATTCCGGTTGCTAGTGGGCTTGATGATGCCTCGACATTGACATTCACTGTAATGTTATTTCCAGACGAATTAGCTGCTCCTGTATTACTTACTAAGTTAGGGGTTAATCCAACTCCAGGATTTTCCAATGCTGCTCCTTTAGTATCGATCAGTGCTTTAAGTCCTCCTGATATTGAATTAACTGTAGAATTAGCCCAATTCTTAATCGGATTGTCTGCTCCTATCGTAATGATATCAAGCATATCCTTCCCGATAGTGTGAAAATTGTCTCCTAAAGCATTCCAGAAGTCCTGATTTCCGAGTACTTTGACAAAACTTGCTGGATCATTCAAGAGATTATCATATGCTTTAGTTGCATTAGAGATCCCACTGAGTCCATCAGTCAATACTTTAAGAAGAGGGGGAGCTTCATTGGTCAATAGGATATCTACAAACGTATTCCATGCCGCCATCAGATCTTTAGTAGCAGTCTCGCTCTTCTTCATCTGATCAGGCAAAGTTCCAGCATTCTTGATTAATTCAAGGATTTGCTGATCAATTGCAAGGAGTGCAGGAGTACTGGTATTCTGAAAGTGAGTGATTGAGTTTGCATCAAGCCCGATATTTCCATAAAGAGCTTGAGCTGCGGATCCTGCTGATTGGATATGACTAGCAATGTCAGCAAATCCTGCCCCGATTCCTCCGGTCTTGATCTTATTTACAATACCCCCAAGAAGGACTCCAGCTTGGCTTAATGGATTCTGAACAGCTTGTGCCATCGTTTGAACTCCTTGAAGAGCAGATGCTGCATCCATCCCTGGGGTTGCAGATGCCAATTCAGCTCCTGAAGCTACGTCTTGAAGATTGGAAACTTTGCTTAAAGCAGGACCCACCTGAGTCAAATTATCGATCAGAGTATTGAATGGGATTTCTCCTGAAGCCACTGCTGCATTAATATCTGCCATTACTTGAGCAGACTGAGCTCCTGTTACCCCCCATTCTTGAAAGAGAGGAACCAACTGTTGAGCCATACTTACAACTGAAGTACCTTTGATGTAAGATTCATCTGTAACCGTATTCAAGATTGCCTGAGAATCTGCAGTATTTTTAAACGTCTGATTAACAATTGCCATGGCATTAGCTATATCCTGAGCAGATTGCCCAGTCTGTTCTGACAAGGCGATCGACTGTGCAGTCATATCTGCAGCAGTTTGTCCTGCTTCTGGATTAGTAGTCTGCTGAGCTGCTTGAACTGCAGTCTGTAACTGAAGAGCTTGAGTGATAGACGTAGCTACCGTTGCTGCAATAGAAGCAATAAGAGCAGGAGAGACGTCTTTTGCAAGAATCTCAGTCCATGATACCTCCTGATGATTCATATTATCTACAAACTGCGTAATCTTATTGCCAGCGTCTTTAAGCTGACTTGTAAGACCCGATGCGTCTGCTTCTATAAGAATCTCGAGTGTATCTAACATTTATTTCTTCTTTATGACAGGTATACCAGAAGCTAGGTTGAACATATCCACATTCTCTTCTGTTTCTGTTGGGTTTGTTTGAGGTTTCTCATTGGATGATGCCCATCCTTTAACATACTCATTGATCTGTCCTATTGTGAGTTCCCTTATCTCCATCGGAGTCCATCCTGTCTTCTCAGTGATCAGGATGAAGAGCTGTCGGAAGTCTGTTTCTTTTCTATCAGACCCTTTATGATCTGAGCTGTTTCCGCCTTCTTGGGGCTCATAAAACCCAATGTTACCATACATTCCAGGGGATCAATATCTCCTGGGGTATTGTTCCAAACGAACTCTTCTGTGATAGTGGGATCTGAATCCTTCAAAACGAGATAAAGGCAGAATGCTGCGATCTTAAGAGTCATTGCCTCGGATTTCTCTTCGCTGAGTTCTTTTACTTTAGTCTGATACTGAAGAGCTTTGTCTAAGTTTGCTTTCCTAACTCGATATTCTTTTCCAGCAAACTCTAAATTGAATTCAGGATTTACTAATCTGTAGATAGAATCGTTCATTATGCTGTATAGATGAGAACTACTCCCTTAGCTTCAAGCTCGATGTCCCATTCTGCGTAGTCTTCCATTTTAGCATTCAACTTATAGCTCTTAAAGAGGGCTCCACTGAACTGATACTGATACTGCTTGTTATTCCTATCGAAGAAGGTAAAGACTGGACTCAAAAGAGTTGGTTGCCCATCCAAGAGGTCAATCTCCTGAGGTGAACCAATGGTCGATGAACCGAAGTCATCCATGTACAACTCCGGAGCAAAAGATTTGATCTTTGCTGTGAAGGAACATTTCTGAGTCGATCGGCAATAATCCTGAGGCTGGATAGAACCAAGAACGTAGAGTGGGCTAAGCGTATAGTCGATTGAAAGACTAACGTTATCCACCTCTACGACACGGTTCGATCCAAAGTCAAGAGTACCCGAGTTAAAGGTGATCCTAGTTGTGATAGGTACACCTGGGTTTGTGAATGAATTCGACATTATAATTTCCTATTAATTAATAACTAAACTTGATTCCCTGTCGTATTTGCTTCAGAGTCAGGATCGAATCCTGTATCTGGCAAAACATCTCCCTGAGGATCCTCTGTAACTGGTGTTTCCTCTTCAGGAGTTTCTTCTACTTCTGCTTCATGAACTACTTTTTCGTCTTCCGACATGTGATTATTCTATTAATTAATAATTAGGGTTTGATCGCCCATACTCGATACGTCATTGCTCGATGCCATATCCTTCTATCTCCTTCATACTGATCCACTGCTCCTCCTAATCTTTCCCAGAAGATTTTAGCTGATCCTTGTACTGGAGAAGTATAGTTGAGAAGAGTGATGATCCTTTCGTATATGTTTTCGATTTCTAGTTGAGAAACTCGACTCCATATATCTATTTGGATATCAGTATCTCGAGTATTGGACGGAACAGATCGAGAGACTTCGCTTACTGTCTGAAGATTGACTTGAGGAAGAATGAGACCTAACTGAGCCTCTGTTACGATGTCTACTGGTCCAACTAATATGTTAGTAGCAGGAACGAGACTAATGAGAGTTGCATCTCCAGTCAATACAGATATCATATTTTGAAGGATCTCTAGCATCTGTATCTATATTCTAACGATTCAAAGAGTGTTCTTACTATTAGCTATCGGGTTCATTCTTCTCATTGATTCCGTTATCTAAGAATCTCTTTCTAATAGCTTTTAGATTTAAATTAAGAGCAGGTCTCATAAAGGGGCGAGCTCTCATCCTAGATGTACCAAATTCGATATATTTGGCATACTTCTGACCGGGGCCTTTGATATATACTCTCCCTTGAACTTTCCCATTGGTCTGTTTGACTTCTTTTAAAATAGAGATCTGAAGATTGCCAGATCTAACTGGAACTCCGAGGGTAGCATTAGGGTCACTTACTCGATATGCAGGTCTACCATTTACTTTTTTCGGTCTTCCTAAAGCAACATGCTCTTGGATAGAGATCTTGGGTCGTCTTGCTCTAGCCGTTTTATAAACGAGTTGATTAATAGCATACTTCATCTTCGAGAGCATAGCAAGATCTGCTTTGTCTTTGATTTTATAGTATCTCTCGATAACACTATTGATCTCTGCTGCTCCGCCTTTTATGCTAAATGATCCCATTTTAGTTTCTCAGCTTCATACACTCTCTTTCGGAGATTGGTAGTGGAATATGGATGATCTCTGGTGTTGTAATAGACCTCCATAGACTTAGAAATAAGAGAATCTCCTGTAAAAGGTTTCCCTTTATGATCCATTCCGATGATTCGTATATCGAAGTCACTCTCATCTATAAGAGAGAATAAATCTGCTTCAGTCTCATATTCAATAATGTCGTCGATGTATCGGCAAGCCATTAGCTTGATCTTTCTTTCTTCTATAGACTCTATGGGTTTATTCTTTTCCGGCCGGTCAATATTCGGATCAGTCTGAAGAAGAACAGTTAAATGATCACAATGTTCTTTAGCCTCTCTAAACATCATATAGTGGCCGGCATGTAATAGATCAAAAGCGCCACATGTGAATCCTCTTTTCATATCATTCAGCTACTAAAGTACAGTAGCAATTAGGGTGGAATGGAGGAATATGACCATATCCTGATTTAGTAAGTTCTTTAGTATCGAATATCTTAGTTCCATTATCAGTCTTTCTTCTACATATAGGACACGCGTGTGGCGAGAGAACTGCCTTAAATGTAGATATATCAAGGTCCCCTGCTGCCTCGATTGTCTCCTGTGAGTCTATTCGTTTCTGCTCAGTGTCAAAAGCTCTCTTGGCCTTCCAGTATTCACTCAATTTGCCATTCCATCCTTGAAGGTACTTAATGATAGAAGTAGCAGACTTCCCTTTAGCTTGAAGATTGGCTACGATATCTTGAACTTCAACGACTTCTTTTCTAGTGAGCTTCTCTCCTTCTTTGGAGTATCCTTTTTGAAGTTTTAGATATGTCTTTAGAGCACTCATTTAATTTCTATTTTGGTATCTTCATATAAACTAGCAGAATCTCCATTATCAAACATCACTTCAATCTTTCCCTTCTTAGAGCTTTGTCCTATGACAGATACTTTTCTGGGAGTTCCTCCCCCAGGATTGAATTTCATCCCAGGTCTAAGATCTTTAGCAGTGATCCATTTCTTATTTATCCAAAACTGTTTAAACTTATTCATAGTCCTTTTGCATATTCAAGAAAGCCAGGGACTTCTCTTTCAGTATGAGGATCAACATCAGTAACGACTACAGCAACCTTCTGATATCCCAT